GAACACCTGTTTTGCTTTGGCGCTTGGACATGATGGCATACCTTTTGGATTCACAGACGGACTGTGAGTAATCCAATGCCATCAAATCTGGCCTGAAACCCGCGTTCTAGACGGGTTTCAATGTTGAATTGGTGGAGCCGGGGGGATTTGAACCCCCGGTCATGCTGCGTATTTACTGGGCTGTAGCGGTTTGGTTGCTGAAATGTTGCTGAAACGGTAAAAATCACGCCCCCTTTCCGATCTCGGCGGCGGCGCGGACGATAGCGCGGCGGGTGGCAGCGTCGCGGCCCTCTATGCCGTCATACCGCTCAGAGCATATTGGCGCTTCTTTCTCCCAAGGGGCATAACCGACCATCGCCGTTCCGTGTGCGGTAGGCGCCTCGCAAAGGGTATGGCATGTGCTCAACTTGAGCGCATTAGCCAGCCGCAGCGCATCACCGTCGTCGGCGAGCGGGTTCCAAGCATGCCCGCTTGTCATGGAGCCTATCCACGGCATTCGCGCCTCCCATCCGTCAATGTCTGGTTTCATGCCGGCAGCCTTGGCAGCCAGCAAAAGCAAGTCACGGTCGTCCACTTGACTCCTCCATAGGGATTTGAACCGGCGTCCCGAACAGCTCTGCCGCCTTGCTGCCGGACGTGTCGCCATCGTTCGGAATGTATCGGCCATAGACGCGGGCGATCATCACCCAGCTACTGTGGCCCATCTGTTTTGCTACCCACATCGGATGCTCGCCCGCGCTCAGCATCATCGATGCATAGGTGTGCCGGGTCTGGTACGGGTTCCGGTAGCGCACCTTCGCCTTGCGGATGGTCGGAATCCAGAATGACTTCCGGATAGCCTGGTCGCCGTCGAAGGGTTTGTTGTATCGCGGATCATGGAAGACTGGCCCGCCTACTATATAGGTGTGTGCCTTCTGATCCTCTAGCGCCGCCAGCGCCATCGGCAACAGCTTCACATCTCGCAACCCCGCCGCCGTCTTCGGCAGCTCCGCTTCCTTGGCCGCCTTGGTCAGCCCTCGCGATATCCGCGCCTCCCCCCGCAGCCAGTCAATATCTCCCCATTCCAGCGCCACAAGTTCCGACGTGCGAAGCCCGGTCCAGAAAGCGAACTGCAACAGGTTCCGGTATTGTCCGGTCGCTGCTGCCAGGATCGCGGCTTGTTCTTCTTTCGTGAACGGGTCGATCTCGTCTTCCGCCTTTGGCTTGCCCTTAACCGAGTAGGTCCATCCGGCCAGCGGGTTCGATTCGATCAACTCATCATCGACCGCATCATTGAGCGCCGACCGCAAGCAGCTTTGCACATTGGCGAGCCGCTTGTTCGAGGCGTCCATCTTGACCAGCTCATCCCGCACCATTTTGCGCGTGAGCGTCACCAGCGGCGCATGGCCTAGCCTCGGCACCAATACGCCATTGATGATCTTGCGGTAGCCGTCCAGGGTCGACGCCTTGAGGTGCGCCTCCTTTCGGGCCAGCCACTTGTCTAGATAGTCGGAGAGGGGAATCAGCCCGGTCTGGTGTCCGAGCTTTACAGCGCGCTTTGACTTGGGGAAAGTCGCTGCGTAGTCGAAGGTGCCGTTATAGATGGCAAGCTCTACCGCTGCCTTGTGCTTCTCGGCACGCTTCAGATTAGCGGGGCTGGGCTCAAGTGGGAGACGCTCGCGACACTGCGTCCCTTCGTACATGAAACTGATTTCAATGCTGGACGCCGACGCGCGCCGGACTCCATTCCGCTTTCCACCCATGCTTCGTACCCTTCCACGCTGATCAGCACATGGCCGTCTGGTGCCTTGATCCAGATTTCACCCAGGGGCCAAACTCCTTTCGAGAGCTTGGACCGGATTGCGTGCTCAGTGTAGCCGGTTGCCTCTGCAAATCGCTTGATGGTCTGATATCGGGCCATCGTCACCCCTCCAATTCCCGGCAGCCGCAGTAACTGCAGCGCTTGCCGATGACATTCTTCACGCACACGTTCGTGCGCTCGCCTTCTTCCTCAATCCAGACTTCCATGCGTATTCGCTGCATGTCCGACTTGGCGAGGATTTCAAACTGGCGTTTCTGCTCCTGCTCGGGCAGGCGCTTGAATGATTGCCACAGGCTCATGCTCACCCCCTCACCGTTACGCCGGCTGCTTCCATGGCGTCGATCGCCTCGCCGCGCATGTCATTCCACCCGCCTTCATAGCTGGTGTAGGGCGGGGCTTTCATCGGTTGCGGCATCTGCACTACCAACTCCCGCCGCGATGCCAGCCACACATTCCGCATCTGTTCCTTCACGTCTTCGAACTGCTCGCGGTGAGGCTGCCTGTCCCACCACGCCTCGAACTCTGCTATAGCCTTGTCTGTGTGCATGTCTATCTCCTGCTGCGTGTGGGGTTAGGCGGCATACGGAACCAGTGGAGTCGAATAGCCGAGCATCAGCGGATGCAGGGGATCGCCAGACTTGGAAAATCCAAAGGTCATAATCGGCTTTCCAGTAGCAACTAGAAGCGTCAGAGTTTGCGCTAGATGGATATGCAACTCCTTTGGGATCTTGCCCCGCGCACCCCAGCATGGAACCAAGATGTCAGCAGCGGCGGCGATGGCCAGCAAATGCTCCGCGTTGTCCGGTCCGACTGGATCAGGCGCTGACTTGAGCGCGTTTACATCCGTCGAGCGCAAGGCGAACACGTTGCCAACGATGAACCGGCGCCCGCCGTTGACCTTCGTGAATCCGATCCACTTGCGAACTGTTGCATCGTCGATTCTGGCGTCAGCAGTGGATGGGTTCACGCCAAAGAACGCGAAGACCTTTCCATCCATTTGAACGTCGCGCTCCAGGCGATACCGATATTTTCCGCACTCGCTGATTACTGCAGACATGACTTCTCCTCCCCGCCGACTCTCGCCGGCAGGCTGTGTTATGGGGTGGGGTTAGGGGGTGGGTAGTTGCGGAGTGGGCCCAGGCTCGAAGCCAGTATCAGCGAGTGCCTTATTTGCGGCTGGAGATTTCACCCCGTCGCAGTAGCCTATGTCTCTACGCTGTGTTTTTCCGCATTCAGCGCAGGCCCGGAACTGCAGCTTGTGGCCATTGTGTCCGTCGACCAGTTCTGACCACTTTAGCCAGCGGTGTCGGTGCATATCACGCCTCCTTCGCAGCCATGGGCACCAGTTCCAGCGCCTTAGCCGGGTAAATCTGCACGCTGCCGGCGTGGGCCTCGCTCTCTACGGCGTAGCCTTCCGGGGTCAGTGCGGTGGAGTAAGTGCCGCAGACGTGGCCAACCCACTCGCTGCCACTGGTCTTCTTCACGCGGTCGCCCATGCGGAACTTGCCTTGCGGGGCGGTCTGCGCGATGGGGGCGGAGTAGAGCTTGATTCCTGGGCCGCGTAGCGACTTGCCTTCGTCGGTCCAGCGAACCCAGAAGGCATGCTCGCCCCTGTTGGCAATCGCCACCGGCTGCTGCTCGGTCTGCGCGGGGCGGGTGGCGCGACGATTCCAATCCTCGACTCGGACCCAGGCACTGCAAGACTTGCATTCGACTACCGGCATGGGGCTCAGGTCGTCACGCACATAGTCGCCATGAGTAAGGTTCGGTTCCCCGCCACAAAACGGGCACGGCAATAGCTCATCCTGCACCGCTGCTTGCTCTACTGCCGCCTGCCCATCCCGGAACCCCTGCGCTGCGGCTGTGGCCATGTCGACGGCGGTGAAGGTGTCGGTGGGCTCGGGCTGCTGGGATAGGGCGGCGTCGATTTCATCCAGCGCCTTCTGCTGCTGATGGGCATGAAGGCCGGTAAGCGTCCAGCCCATGCCATTCCATACGCGGCCCTGCTCGATGCGGTAGCGGGCGTTTTTGAGGCCGTTCCGCAAGCTTTCGATCTCAGCGAGCAATGCTTTCCGCGTAACCTCTGCGGCATCCATGTACTCGTTCTTGTGCTGGCGCAACTGCTCAACCTCACTCTTCCGATGCCTGGCGCCGTCGTGCCGGCCCTTGTCATAGCCCGACTGCCAGCTGTTCGCGTCGGATTGCAGAACCTTGACCTGCTCGCGCAGAACCTCAATCTCAGCCTTCGCAGCCCCCAGCTCAGCGCCGAGGTTCGTCAGTTCTTTCAGTTCGCTCTGTGTCATGTCCTTTGTCCTGTGTTGGTAGGAGGCAGCGGAAACAGGCGCATTGGCCAATCCGCTTGCCGTCCGTGCGGCAGTAGATGGGTGCGTTCACAGCGGCAGCGACTCCTGCACCGCAAGGCATTCGGCCTCGCCGTGGGGCAAGGGCTTGTCCTGCCAGCAGATAAGCGCGACAAGTTCGTCAGTCGGCGTGTCGGTCACGTCCATCCAGTCGCTGTGCGTGGCCTTGAGTTCGTTCGGATGCAGCCAGCGCGAGTGCGTGCGATCCGGCGACAGGCAGTAGCGGAATCCTTGGTCGCGTAGGGTCATTGGCCTGCAATCCTCCGTAGCGGCTCACGCGGCGCAATGCGCGGCTCGACGTCAATGAAACCAGAGCCTCGGAAGTCGCCATCAGTAGCGCGGGCCATGTCCACCTCAAGGCGCGCCGTGGCATTCACTTCGGCCGCGACCTGGGCAACAGCCTTTGCTTGTTCAATCGAGTAGGTGCCGGCCAGCACGCCCTCCATCGTCTTGCCGAGGATGGCGCGCAGATCACTGAGGTTGTTCATGGTGCTGCTCCAGTTTGTTGAGCTTCCGCTTGAACCAGCCGAGCGTTATGGCGGCCTGGCGATATTCGGGCGGATAGCGGTCGATTGAGTTGCGGCGCATGTTCTCCGCGCGGGTGACCAGTTCGAGGTTGTCGATTGAGATGTTGGCGGGGGTGCGATCCTTGAAGACGAGGAAGTGACCTGTCGGCACGGCGCCGTTGTGCTCTTCCCACAAAATCACGTGGACCGGGCGCCAGTCAGTTCGCTTGTTGCCGGTGTCCGCCACCTTGCGGTAGAGGATGCCGCCCTTGTCGGTGCGCTCCGCTCCGATGGGGCGCCAGGTGTTCGAGGGCTTGCCGCAAAGCTTGAACTGCGTGTCCTTTGACCTGCCGCCTGCCTGCCATCCCTTGCGGCCTGCGTTCCAGGTTTTGTGTCCGGGCTTGAATCTTCCGCCGCCGGTGATTTCCTTTAACTCATCCGGGCGTTTCAATCCGAGCTTCGAGACGCGGTTGTGTATCGAGCCGGTGCCGCGCCCCATCAGGGCTGCTATCTCGGTGATGGGCTTGGTGGCATACAGTTCTGCCAGTGTTGCGTCCTCTGCCGGCGTCCAGTGCCGGTATTCCGTACGCCTCCTGCCGGCAAGCGGGCTCATTTCTTCCGCCTCCCGTGCGTTGTTGCGGTCCAGCCGGCGCTTGTGACTTGGTTGCCGTGGTCAGATATCAGGCTGTCGATCAGGGCGCCCATGTAGGCGACGAGGCCGGTGACTGTTTCGCCGCGGGCCGTCGCGCTGTGGGTGTGCTTCTCGCCGTTGGGCAGCACGAACCATGCGCTGGCGTTCCAGTCGGAAGGGCGCCGGGGCTCAGTGCCGCGAACAACAGGCCGCGACACTCGGTTGTCGACTGAATAGAGCGTCACGATGCAGCTCATGGCTGGCACACCTCCAGCAGTGCCGCCTCGCTCAGGTCACCAAGCGGCGCGACGATGTATTGGGCAAGCGCGTAGACGCCCCACGGCTTGCCAGTCAGTTCAGCTCGGTACGCCGCGTGGCGGATGGCGTCGAGAACGTCGGGAAATCTCATGCCATCTGCTCCAGTGCCTTGCGGGCGAATGCCGCCAACTCACGCTTCGGATCGCGGCGGCGCTTGAGTACGGTCGCCGGGTCGTGCCAGCGCTTGCGCTCAATGGGCTTCACTTCGCGGAAGCCTTCGACCTGCTGGATGGGTACGCCTGATTCGGCGACGAGTCGTGAAAGCCAGGCAGCATCTTTCGCCCGGCCCGCTGGGGTTAGGTTGCAAAATGTCATGGGATGTACCGGGGAGGAGGGCGCGCGGGGCGCCCGGGGTGGATCAGTCTTCTGAGGTGCCGCCGATGTAGGCTTCAACGTCTTCAGCGGTTGGCTTCTTCCAGTTCAGGATCTGGCCTGTCTCTAGGTCGATATTCAGAATCAGGTAATCGCCGTAGTGATCGCCAGGGAAGAAGTCCGGCACGTAACCTTCGTAGTCGCGCAACGTCTCGCCTTGAGCGTCAACGAACGCACCATCGAACCCGTCGCACACCTTGATGTGCACGCGAATTTCCTTCACGTCCACGGGCACCTGCTTGGTCATATTGATTTGCATGGTCATATCCTCAGATCAGCAGCGAGCGGGCGCCGCGGTAGGGGTCGGCGAAGGGGATGTCGTCGTCGAAGTTGTCGTAGTCAGGAGCGGGCTGCGGCTGGCTCTGTTGGCGCGCCTGGCTCTGCTGCGGTCGCGCCTGCCTGTCGCCACCTTCAGGCTTTCCGTCAAGCATGAGCATGTCCTCTAGCTTGATCTCAGTTACCCGGCGGGTCTGCCCGTCCTTCTCGAAGCTTCTGGTCTTCATTTTCCCTGAGATCCAGACCTTTGATCCCTTGCGCAGATACTCGGCGCATATCTCAGCTGTTCGCCCGAATGCGGCCACCCTGATCCAGTCAGTTTGCTCAACGAGCTGGCCCGACTGCTTGTCCTTGTAGTCGTCACTGCAGGCTATTGAAAAGTTGGCAACCATGTTTCCGTTGGGGAGCGCTTTCGATTCAACGTCCCCGCCTAGGTTGCCGATGAACTCGCAGCGGTTAAGCGACTTTGCCATTCTTTTGTTCCTCGCGTTTCATTTGGTGATAGCGGTCACGTGCGCAGTGCCGACATAGGCGTCTGCCTTTGTAATGCCTTGTGTTTTCTGGCGTTAGCGAGTGGCCGTGCCTGCAGGTAGTCCTTACCGCTGACCGTGACTTGTTTATGTGAGGGAGCAGGCCGCGAAGGTTGTTCTCTCGGCGGGTTACTGGCTCAAGGTGGGCTGGGTTTATGCATCCGTGGTTTCGGCACAAGTGATCAAGATCCAGGCCTTCTGGTATCGGTCCGTGCACGTATTCGTAGGCGGCTCGGTGTGATCCAGTCAGCCGTCCGTCTTTCCACTTCTGGCCGTAGCCGTTATCGCGCAGGTATCCACCCCAATCCCAGCAGCCAGGTCCGTGTCTTGTAAGGTGTATTTGGCTGATAAGGCGGGGAGGTATTTCGGGATAGTGCGAAGAAAGGAGTTTTGCGATGGCGCGAAACTGGTCGCTACCGGCATCGTCTGCTTTTTTCATGGTTACCTCGGGATAGTCTCCAAAGTCTGCTCGACCAGCTTCAGGAACTCCGCGCGTCGCGCCCGGAGCCGTTCGATCTCGCCGATGAAGTCGCGCCTGTGCAGCCGGTAGACGATCAGCTGTGACGCCTCGGGGAACTCTGAGCAGTAGCTGGCGAAGTCGACCCAGGATCGATCTGTGCAATCCAAGTGGCCGATTAGCTGCCAGCGGTAGGCTGGATCGAACGATCCGCGCCGAAGCGTCGCGTAGTGCGTTGCCGCGGTTACGGACTTGATCTCAAGCACGCCGTCTTCGCCTACAAGCCCGTCTGGTGAATCTCCGTACGTCTCGTGATCGAAGAACCCGCCGTTACCGACCTCGACGAAGAACTCGTCTTCATAGAGCATCCGAGCGATTGGCTCCTGCTCGTGGCCGCGCTCCGTGTGCTCATTGGAGAAGCTGAACTCGGCCTTCCTACCGTTGGCTATCTCCAGGGCGATCTGCAGCGCGTACTTCTTCGCTGGTTCGCCGAACGCCTTTCCTTCGTTCGCCATGAAGCATCCGAAGTTGGATGCCGTGGCCTTGCCAGTCCTTAGCGCCTGCCAAACCTCCGTGTTCTGCTCGATGTCATGCCATTTCACCTTGGCACTCCTCGACCAGCATTGCCTGGTGCTCGTCCGACATTTCAGCCTTGGCGAGGACGGCATTCAGGTTCCCGTCGCGGCGGTATGCTGCCTTGGCGTTCTCCCATGCTTTGGTCCCTGGCTCGATGCGCCGACCGACCGGGGCGTGAGGGCTGATTCTTAGCCCTTCCATCACCTCTTTGCCGAAGCGGACGTTGTGGTCGACGTAGATCGTGACGCGCACGTTCTGCCAGTCCTCAATGAACGCCGAGCCAGTCAGCTGCTTGAGCGTCTTGCTGTTCGTGGCGTTGAGGATCATCGGTTTCAGCGGCTCGCCCGGGCGGATCTCGCGCTCGACGAAGTAGGCAGTGTTGAAAACGTCCTTCGTCTTCTTGGTGCGGTCGGTGTCCAGCCGCACATGCTTGATGGTCAGCACGATCGGCTCAACCAGATCGGCGCTGCTCAGGTAAGGCGAATCGAACGCCTTGCGGTAATGGGTCTTTGTCTCAGACACAAGAACTCCTTGGCCGCGTCTCGCGCAGCCTGTCAGTAGGTTGTGTTATCCGAAGAAGTAAAAGATCGCCGCCTCACCAATGAGGCCGAAAGCGAGCGTTGCGGAAAGGACGCCGAACCCGGTAAGGGTCCACCACGCCGCTGCGAATGAGTGGCCTGTGGGGGTGTCGTCGTAGGGGAGGGATTGGGTGCGGTTCATGCTGGAACTCCTTGCGCCTTGCGCCCGTAGTAGCGGACAGAGCGCAGCGCGATCCCTCGCTTCTGCCTTAATCTCTTGCGTCGAATGCAGAGGGCATATGCTTCTAGGCAAGCAGGGCAATCGCTTATGTCGCTGTCGAAGTTGTCGTCAGGTTCATCGCCTGCGTAGAAGGCGGCATCCAGTCTCCCTCCGTTTTCGAAGTAGCGGCTCAGGTGCGTTTGTTCTGCGGTGATTGGATGAGGGCCGATACTGCCTACAGTCTGGCTAAACGGTTTTTCGCACTTTTCCAGCGCCTCAGCGATGAGCGGCTTGATTGCCTGAATTTCATCAAGCACCGCGGCAAAATTGACGCACGCCTGCGCGGCCTTGGCGCGATAGTCTGGTTTCTGGCGCGTACTCATTGAGTGATGCTCCCCGCAAGCGCGCTGACGTATATCCATCCTGTGAAAACGAGCAGGGCGATAGCGAAGCCCCGCCACCATGCGTAGCGCAGGGATCGTTGTCTTTGGCTAGCCATCACATGGCCCTCCCGATCTCTGCGGCAGCGCGGACGATGGCGCGGCGAGTAGCGGAAAGTGGGTCGGGCAGTACGTCCTCTCCAAACACCGGGTCGTACTTGCTGAGCCAGCATGAACCTACCTCTACGATCAGTTTCAGCTTCACCGCCAGCCGCAGCGCATCGCCATCGTCGGTGAGCGGGCGCCACCAGCGGAGCGCTTCACAGTCCCATACGGCTGGGCCGTTAATGCAGTGCTCGCCTCCTGGGTGCTTAATGCCAGCCGCTTTTGCCGCCAGCTCCAACAGTTCGCGGTCATCCATCACACACCCCCCAATACCGCCACGTAGGCGAGAGTTCCGATAAGCGATCCGGCTACGGTGATGCCTATGGCGCCGGCCAGCTCCTTGAGTACGTAGGCGGTCATGGCTGGGCTCCTTGCAGGGCGGCGCGGGCAAAGTCAGAAACATCTACCCACGACTGAGGTATTTCGATGTGGGTTTCTGCGTAGCTCTGCGTTACGCCGTGAATTTCAAGCATCGCTGTCAGCGCCTCCTTCAGCCGATCCCGCTCAGCGAGAAGGGCTTCGTAGTCAGCGGCTCGAACATAGGTGTGCGGCACTGTTGAGCTGTTCCATTCGCTTGCCGCAGGAAGAGTTCTTGTCGCTACGTACCGCTTCACTTCCTTGCTCATGCCGCCTCCCGAGCGATCTGCTCTGCCTTGCTGCGCAACTGCGCCGCGTGGTGTTCGATGAATGCCGCTTGCTGCTTGTCGATGCTCCAGACGATCTCGTTCAGGGCTTCGTCTAGCCATTCGTTCGAGTAGCCGATGCGGCTGCGCAGCGCGTCCCACTTGCCAGAGCAGATGGACAGGATCAGCGCCTTGGCCAGCGCGGCCGGCACCTCTAGCTTGTCCTCGCAGAACTCGGCGTAGGCCTGCATGGTTGGTTCGTGGAGGCTGTCGAGCGCGGCCAGAACCTGCTCTGCCTCGGAAACGCTGTCATCCGGGCACGGCTGTTCGCGGCGCCCTGTGGGTCCGTAGTGCTTCATGGTGGATACCTCGGTTGCCCGGATGGGCGGGTTATGCTTAACGGGAGGGGTGCTGCAGGCGATCAATCTCGGCGTTGGCCGAACGCAGTCGTTCCGCGGTGCTCGCAAGCTCTCGCTTCAGCGAAGCAATCTCAGCTTTCGCGATCTCGCTGCTGGCTTCAGCAATGCGGCGGTGAGCGATGTCCAGAGGCAGGTTCGGCTCAACTGAGGAGCCGCATAGCCTGGAACCGGCGTAGCAGTTCTCAGTGAGGCCTTCAACGATCTGGTCAACGACGTGTTTGATCAAAACATCCTCAACAGCAAGGCGCTCCACAAGATCAAGCTTTGCCTGGTCGCTCATGGCGTCCAGCAGGTAGTTCACGTCGATAATCACCTTGCCGTCGTTCAACTCGAATGCAACAGACATAAGCTCTCCATGCCGCGTCCTGCGCAGCGTTTCGATTGAGTGGGTGTGCCCGGATGGGCGATGGAATGAATGCCTGCTACCGATTCCCGGCAGGCGCTAGGCAGGAGTTGTCTTCCGTGACGCCGGATCGGCTCCAGCTGATGGTTGTGGCGCTACCAGCACCGCGCGCCGACGGTTATTACAGGCCCGTTAGGGTCTGGCCTGGCTGGCTCAGGAGGAGGTTATTTGGTGCGGAGAGTTAGCTGTAAAGCTCGTTGTGGGCCTCACGCTCTTCCTCGGTGAGCAGCGGAATCATCTCCTGCGGCTCTCCGCACTCGCCTGCACGGTACACGTAGCACTCAGGCCCGCACCCGCCAGATATTCCGACGTTGAAGCACCCGCTCGTACCAACTGGGTAGTTGCCGGTGTTGGCGAGGGCGTTACCGTGCTGTAACGCTTCGTGCTCATTCTTCGGAGAGGGCTGTGTAATCAGCTTCACTGGGTCAGCAGAGTTGACGCGATCAGTTGAGCCCCAGCGCCCGAAAGCCTCGCGATTCTTGGCGACCTCTTGGTCGATGAACTGTTGCTTGTTCATTCATTCATCTCCTTTCCAATTCCTCCCCCACCACTCAGCAATGATCCATACGATCCAGATAGCGGTGAGGAGGAGTAAGCCGTGATAGGGTGTCATCAGGCGTCTTCTGCCTGCTCAATGGCGCTGAGCATCTTGTGAAGGTCGCCCTTACAAGCCACCATCGCGGCACGCTCCGCTCCTTCGAGCTTGGCGATCGCCGCTTGGGTAAGCTCTTCCCAGCGCTCGATAAGAACCTTCGCCAGAGCGTCGTTTAGCTCCTTTGGCGAGTCGTGGTAATTCTTGGCCCCGGCGTAATCTTGGCCGTACATGGTGAGGCTGACGGCCGCCTTGCAAACCCTGAATGGGGTGCGGTATTGGGAGTCCCGCTTCAGCCGCATTTCGTACCACTTGCGGGCGTTCCAGGTCGCAGCCCTTGCGATTTCGTAGGATTTGTAACTGTCCATCTCATCCTCCTATGTGCTGATGGGTGACAGTGGAGCTAGATGCGTCTTCTAACCCTCACGCACTCGGTTTATCTGGTGAGGTTCCGTCAGGAATGGTTTGAGTCTTTCTTGAAGCTGTTTGACGTGGTTCTGCTGTTCTGCGATCAGCTCGTAAATAGTCGCGCATCCGTAAAACGTCATAAGCTGCCTGACGTCTACCATCGAGCCGCCATACGGCACATACCCTTCATCAAATGCCTTTGCCGGAGAAAAAGAGGAGTATCCATCCTTGTAAACTACGTAGTAGCCGCCTTCTTGAGGCTTCCTGGAGTAGAACCAGTCGGCTGAAACGTAAAGCGGGGCATATCCACTATCTTCAAAGACGAGCTCGGCAAATTGATCATTGCTGACGCCCTCGTTGATGGACTTGATTTTCAGCGCCCATACGTCTTTATGGCTCTGATATCGCGGCATTTCTCGGCTTACTTCGCTCATGCTCTCTCTCCATTCTGTTAATCCCCGCTGCAGCCTTTAGCCAAGCTGCGGGGGCTGGGTTAGGCGTACTGCTTGACCATCAGCTCGCGAGCTTGCTGGGCCATCCAGTAGGAGTCGCCGGCCGGCTTTGTGCCGAAACGTTCATCGTTTGCCATCAGGTAGCGCGCCTGGCTGTGTTCGCGGATCAGCTCGGCAACGCTTGGGATCTTCTGCTTCATGGTGTTGCTCCGTTCGGTTGTCTTCCCGCTGGCCACTCTTGCGAATGGCCAGAAGTGAATGTTCCGCTCTCCGTTGCGCGCTATGCCGAGTCGTCTCGGCCGTGGTTTGCAAATCTGCCGTGCAGCTCGTCTCGCTTTGCCCTTACCGCGTTTGCCGCCGCTTCCAATTCGTCAAAAAGTCCGACGTGGTGTATCCGGTAATTCAGGCAAACCTGGCCATGCCACTTCCCTGCTTTTCGGTTGAAGTGCACGCCCTTTACCCCGGATCGGTTGTTTTTTCTGATTGGCTGGTTGTGGTTGTTCTGCTGATGCGTGCACGGCCGAAGATTGGAGATTCTGTTGTCAGATCGGTCACCGTTGATGTGGTCGATTTCAGCCATAGGCCACTCACCGTAGGCATAGAACCAAGCAAGTCGGTGCGCCCGATAAACCTTTCCAAGCAAGTGGATGCGTCGATATCCCTGCTTGTCTGTCGAACCTGCCTCGACTGGCATTTGGTTCACCTTTTTTCTGCGGGTGAATACGCCCGTTTCCGGGCTGTAATGCATGATCTCGACCAGCTTCTCGTGACTGATTAGCTGCATATGTCCTCCTGCTTTCCGCGAAGCCCTGTTGGCAAGGCTCCCTGGAGAGCATCCCGGCCACCGTGGCGACCGGGCAATCTCTTCAATCTTTCTCTCCGGTCGCGGACCCTGCCCACCGGAAAACTGTTCTTGACGCTTTACGCTGCACGCCTGGGCCAGTTGCCAACCCTCTGAACCGTTAAGGCCGGTTCATCGCTGCCTTTGAATCTGGGCCGGTAGTGATCCGGCAAGATGTGTCGCTAAAGAGCTTCCGGGATCACCCGAGGCCTCTTGAGGCCCTGAAGCGTGTTTCGCTTCGATGTGGCGAATATTGCCGCCGGAATTTATTGCCGTCAATGCCTGCGGCAATAATTTTTCTTTCGGGCACGCAAATGCCGCCAGGCGGTCGCCGGCAAAATCATCTGGAAGGGGAAACAAAAAGCCCCGCTAGGTGCGGGGCTTGAGAGTGCTGCTTACCGGCTACAGATCGCCGTCGTAGCTGTGCGCGACGTACCGGCCGATCACGGATATGTGCTCCAGCTGGTCGGGGCTAAGACTCTCTTCCGGGTACTTCGACGAGTTGTCGGAGCGAATAAGCAGGCCGCCGTCGAATCGTTTATATAGCCGCTTGATTCGGAGCTGGTCGCCGTAGCGGATGCCATAAATCTTGCCGTCTACGATATCCCGCGCATCAAGGTTGAGCGTGACCTTTGCGCCTGGTGGCAGGCTGGGCCACATAGAGTCGCCTGTTACAAGGAAATCATAGAGCCTGTGCGGATTCAGGCGCTTGCGCCGCACCCAATCCATTCTATAAGCGTTGCCCTGGTCGCGATGTACTTCTTCCAACACCATCTCCCCGCTGCCGGCGCTAAACCGGACTTCGACCCGAGGAACGATGATGAACTGATCATCCGGCAAATCCTCAGGCGCTTCCCAAGCTAATACGTTCGACACCTGGAACGGCTCTTCGGCCATCTCATGTCGGGGTTCGCTATCCGTTGCTTCGCCTGCGGTTGACTCCGCGAGCTTTGCTATTTCGCCCGCCAGTCGCGGACTGAACGCCTCTATAGGGATGCCATAGATGCGCGCTACCCCGGCAGCAAATGCCATGTTCAAAGCTATTCGGCCGTTGAGGTAGTTGCTGAAGGTTCCCTGGCTTATCTCCAGACGAGCGGCCGCTTGCTCCTGAGTTATTCGCTCGGATCTCGGCTTGCCGGCGTTGTACGCCTCGATTGCCGCTTTAGCTGCGGCGCACTCGGCCAGCTCCCACGGTTCTAGGTCGCGTTTTTTGGTGGCGTCTTTCATTCCTAGCACTTTATTCCCGCCGTGCATAAATTACTAATTCCGCAGGCATTGACACTTTAATTTCCGGCGGCAATAATCGGCACCAAGACTCACGAAGGATTGGTTCCATGCAAAGCATTCCTCTCACCAAATTTGCCGATGAGCTTGGACAGGCCAAGGCAGCACAAGCGCTTGGCGTCACCCAAGGCTCGCTCAGCAAAGCGTTGAGGGTTGGCCGTCATGTGTTCGTTATCCGTCACGAGAGTGGCACCTATGAGGCTATGGAGCTGCGGGCCTTCCCGGCCCAGGGGCGCGCCAAGCAAGGCGCAAGTATCGACCAGTGGCTAGAGGCGCTCTGTCCTCGGACGCACGAAGCCGCATAACCCTATTCAGTAGCGATAAGGAGAGTCATCCACATGTACGCAAATTCAGAAGACAAGCGAAGCATCCCGCGCAAGGTTCGGTTTAGCCCGGCTATTGACCGCATCTTGCAGAAGGCATCCCACCGCGCAGGTATGCAGCACGCGACCTTCCTTTATGAGCTGATCGAGTTCGGCATTGAGAACGGGGCGCTTGATGAGCTGATCCGCGAACACCAGCGGAAGACTACAGCGGCCTGAAGGCCCTTTGGAGGGTCAAGTGCCTGAATCTGCCAATAGTGAGCAAAAGCTCGCAGATCAAGAAGAACTGCTTCGAGCAGTCGCTGCAAGCCTTGGGAAATCAGTTGATGAGGTTTTCGAGGAGCTTGTTGTGACCTCGATTGCCATGGGGGGGCTGACGGTCGCCAGTAGGCCGAAGGCTCCCGTCCTGCGTTTGGTCGGGACAAATGGGGATTCTTGAGGCCCTCGATAGTGCCTCCAGGCACTTCGGAATCTCAAGGCACAAAAAAGCCGCCTGGCAGGGCGGCTCTTCAACTAACGAAACGAGATAAACGACATGACTAGTGTAGCCATAGACCTCTTCAAGAGCAACAACATCCCTTCCGTATCGGTAGTGGACATTTCGCCAGAGCTGGCTCGCCAGTGGCTGAACCTCAACATTGGCAACCGCCCCGCCAGCCAGGCCCACGTTGCCAAGCTTGAGCGCTCCATCCGCGAGGGAAAGTGGAAGATGACGGGCGACCCGATCCGCTTTTCCAAAACCGGCAAGCTGATCGACGGCCAGCATCGCCTACAAGCCATTCTTAACTCTGGCGCCACAGTCCAGTGCGTGGTTATGCGCGACCTCGAAGACGAGATCTTTAACGTCATCGATAGCGGCAAGTCGCGCCAGAAGTCGGACATTCTGTTTATCGAGCTTGGGCTGCCGGTTGAAACCTGCAAAGTCCTAGCGTCGGCTTGCGGCTGGGTCATCGACTATGAGCGTGAGCAGTATGGATTCCACGGCAAGGCCGATAAGTCGGATGTTCTGGAATTTGTCACTGCCAATCCCGCGCTGATTGAGAGCGCGATCTACGCGCAGGCACTCCCGCATCAGTCCCCCGTTCCGCGCTCGATTGCCGCCTTTTTCCACTTCTACGCTAGCCGCCGCAATCAGCACAGCGCCGAGCGATTCCTTGAGCTTTTCATGGTTGGCACGGTAGATGGCGCCGATGACAACCTGCTGCATCTGCGGAACCTGTGCTTTACCTCGAAGCTGAACCGCCGCCAGCTGGGCCGCCCTGAAATCATCTGGCGCATGATCAAAATCTGGAACTCCGAGCAGCGCGCTAAGCCGATCCGGTATTTCAGCAACACCGCCGTTCGCCAGGGCGAAGCGTTCCCGACCTTCATCTAACTATAGGAGAGGGGCGGGAAACCGCTCCTCTATTCAGCATGAGCGACAACATCATTCAATGCCGGATTAGCCTGGTGAAGGTCGTGAACCGATTCCGCAAGGACTTCGGTGATATCGACAGCCTGGCCGCCAGCATTGCCGAGCTAGGGCTATTGCAGCCTATCGGTGTCGATTCGAGCTATCGGCTGGTCTTTGGCGAGCGCCGTCTGCGTGCTTGTCAGGCGCTTGGCTGGGAGAAGATCCCGGCTCGCACCGTACACCTTGATTCGATCCTGAAGGGCGAGCTTGCCGAAAACGAGTTTCGCAAGGACTTCACCCATTCCGAGCGCGTTGCGATTGGCGAGGCTATCGAGCAGGAGCTGCAAGGTCGGAATCATCGCCCTGCAGAAAGTCCGGAAAATTTTCCGGAGTTACCGAAAGGCGATACACGCGACCTGGCTGCAAAAGCTGCGGGGTTCGGAAACGGCAAGACCTACGAGCAGGCCAAGAAAGTCACCAATGAGGCCGCGCCAGAACTTGTGCAGGCGATGGATGAGGGGCGTGCTTCGGTATCTGCTGCCGCCTCACTTCTGTCACTTCCAAAGGAAGAGCAGGCCGCGGTCGCTACTGGCGACAAGAAAGCCATCCAGAGGGCCTCAAAGGGGGCCAAGGCGCGCTCTATCGAGCTAGCCCGACCCGACATAGCGGAACACGTCCTGCGCATCATCAATGCGATGGATGTGCTTGCTCGCTTCGCTTCGAGTGAGGGCCTATCTCCGAACGAACTGGCCGACCGCTTCCTTGAAGACGTCGATCTTTCTCAGCCAGGCATTGCTGACCGCCTGGCCGCCACTCTGCCGTTCATGGATGCCATCGGCCGCATTGCTGCCGAACTCGATCTTGAGGAGGCCGCATGAGCTTTCAGGCTATGGCCTGGGCAGTCGGCCAGAAGCTGCCCATGAAAGAGAAGTTCGTTCTTCTGATGTTGGCCAACCGCACCAACCACGACACCGGCCGCTGTGATCCGTCGCATCGTCGCATTGCCGAGGACTGCGGGATGAGTCCTGCCACCGTAAAGCGCGCCATCAAGGAGCTGGTCGCTGGCGGCTATCTGTCTGTTGAAAACCGGGTGAAGAACGGCGAGAAGCAGCCAAACCAATACAAGCTGCATCTCGACCGGGTAGGGTCACACAGCACCTACCCCCTGCAAGAGGCATCCGAAGTAGGGTCACAGAGCACCAAGGTAGGGTCAGACAGACCTAACCTAGGGTCAGAGGGAGCCGAGGGGGTAGGGTCACAGGGAGCTATAAAACAGGAATCTTCTAAACAGGAAGTTAAACAGGAAGAGAACCTGAAAACCCTGCCGGCTGCGACAAGCGCTGCCGGGGCGGTGGTAATTCCATTCGAGGCGCCGCGCGTAGAGATCCCGGCTGATATGCCGGGGCCTAAAGATCAGGGCTGCAAAACGTTCAAGACCTGGGCCAACTACGCGATGGCCTACCGCAAGCGCTATTCAGCCTGGCCGGTATGGAATGCGAAAGTCGGCGGCCAGGTCAGCCAGCTGATCGACCGTCTAGGTATCGACGTTGCGCACAGCGTTGCAGCGTTCTACGTCACCGTGAACGACGCACGCCTGATCAACGACTGCCACAGCCTGAATCACCTGCTCGCCAAGTGCGAAGCCTTCCACACCCAATGGCAGACCGGTCGCCAAATGAACGGCCGCACCGCGCGCCAGATGGAAGACACCCAAGCGAACGTGAACGCAGCCCAAGAGGCCGCGCGCCTCATCATGGATAAGGAGGCGATCAATGCTTTCCTCTGATCAACTGGCCGCGCTAGCGGGCGCCGTCTGCGCCACCGCCGAGACGCTTGGCCAAACCATTAGCCCCGGCGCCGCAAAGATGATTGCGGAAGACCTGGCCGACTACCCAGCAGAGGATATTCGCGCCGCGCTGCAAGCCTGCCGCCGCGAGCTGACCGGCAAGCTGACACTGGCCGCCATCCTTCAGCGTGTACAGGCCGCAGATGGTCGTCCTGACCCGAACGAAGCTTGGTCGCTGGCCCTGGCTGCGTCTGACGAATTCGACAGCGTTGTCCTGACTGACGAAATCCAGCTGGCTCTCGGCGCCGCCCGCGCCATTCTCGACGCTGGCGACAAGGTTGGAGCGCGCATGTCGTTCCTGTCCGCCTACCAGCGCCTGGTCGATACGGCCCGCCGCGAGAATCGTCCGGTGAAGTGGTCCCTGTCTCCCGGCTTCGATCAGCAGCGCCGCCTGATCGCCGTGCAAGAGGCTGGCCGCCTTGGCCGCCTGCCTGCTCCTGTCGTTCAGGAATACGTCGCTCAGCTCACTCACGAGCCCGTCACCCAGAACGGCGCCGCCATTGCTGGCCTGATCACTGGCCGGGTCGCGATGCCTACCCCAGAAGTGCGCGCGAAGCTGCAACTGGTCAAGGCCACAGTCGAGGAGGGGCGCGCCGCGAAGGAGAAGCAGCGCCAGGACGAGATCCGCGCCCGGCAGGAGAAGTTCGAGCAGCAGCGCGCCGAGCAACTGGCCGCCATCGAATCGCTGGGGGTGAAAGCATGACCACCTCCATCGGCACCGGCCGCCTGCACGAGGGCGGCCTTGACTGCCGGAATCTCTGCGAAATCTGCGGTACCAGCCGCACCACTCGCCGGCACCAAGCCTGCGCGCAGATCCGCAAGGCCATCTACTCCGCGCCAGCCGCTCAGCGCCTAGAGGTTCAGGCACTCCAGCGCCAGGGCTTCCGCCCTCAAGCAATCACCGGGGCAGGAATAGGCCTATCCCGCGGCAATGACCATCGCGTCGTCTGTGCTGACGGAAGCACCCAGCGCGGCGTAGGAGCACGGAAATGAGCAAGTACGACGAATTGAAGAGGTTAGCAAGCGGACTGCCGGCGCCATGGGTTACCGATGCAGACGAGCCAAACATCTGGCATCCGAAGATCCGTTATTCCGGCGATGACGGCGCGTTTTGCGGGCCTATCGCTGAGCTGTATTCCAACCTGAACCTTGCCGCCAGCGACCCACGCATGCATCTGCAGATGAAGCAGATGGCAAAGTTCATCGCTGAGGCCAATCCCGCGGTCGTTCTCAAGTTGATTGAGGAGATCGAGCGGCTCCGCGGTTTTCTTTCGGAAATCAGCAGAACGTCCGGAGACAACTGGGCGGTCATGCGCGCGCGGGAACTGCTCGAGGAGGACGCCGCATGAGCACCCTTCACGAAATGGCCGCCGCCTTCCACCAGGCCCGCACAGCCCCCGACGTAACAGATCGCGCTACTGGCCTAGAGGAGGCAGATCGTATAGGTGGCGTGGCGCTGGTACAGGCCAGGCTGCAGGGGCAGGGCGCTGAGTTCTGCATCGACTGCGACGAGGAGATTCCTGCCGCTCGCCGCAAGGCCTATCCGTCGGCGGTGTGCTGCGTTGAGTGCCAGGGGATTCGGGAGGCGCGCCGCCGTGGCTAATCCAACCTTCCCCCTTCGCAACGAGATGGACCGCCAGCGCGCCATCGCCTGGCTTCAGTCCGTCGAGCTGGATCAGCCGCGCAAGCTGGCTATCAGTGACGAAGACCGCACCGCAGAGCAGAACGCAAAGCTGCACGCCATGTTGGCTGACATTGCCAAGCAGGTAGAGCACGCCGGTAAGAAGTGGAACATCTTGATCTGGAAGCGCCTATGCACCGCGGCCTGGCTGCGCGAGATCGGCGAGAACGCAACGATGATCCCGGCGCTCGACGGCAACGGCTTCGACGTCATCTACGAAAAAACCTCAAAGCTGGGCGTGAAGAAGTGCGCCTCGCTGATTGAGTGGGTATCGGCTTTTGGTGCTGAGAACCAAGTCCGCTGGACCCAGAAGGACAACTGGGGAGGGCGGTATTGATGAGCGAAGAATGGAAGCAGTCCCGAATGGACGCCGGGTACGAGGTTAGCAGCGAAGGCCGTGTTCGCAGTAAGGATCGGATGGTTCAGCAGAAGGCGTGCGGGCGGGCAGCTGGATATGAACGCCTGCTGCCGGGCCGACTGCTCAAGCCTTTCCTGTCCAAGTCAACGGGTTATCTGCAGGTCAGCCTCAGCGGAAAGGCTCGCCACTACGTTCATCGGCTTGTCGCCTTCGAGTTCTGCGAGGGCTTTGAAGATGGCCGCGTCGTAAACCATAAGAACGGCGATCGCACGGACAACCGAGCTGCAAACCTCGAGTGGGTTACGCAGCAAGAGAACAACCTTCATGCGTTTCGTGAGCTTGGCCGTCGCCCAACGAGTCTCGGCGTGTTCGGCGGTGACCATCCCACTGCTAAGCCAGTGGTCGGCACCAATCTGAAGACTGGCGAGCAGCGCGTCTACAGGTCCGGGACGGACGCTGAGGTCGACGGGTTTTCCAAGCACTCCATCAGCAGCTGCTGCACCGGTAGGCAGAAGACGCACAAGGGCTACAGCTGGCAGTTCACGACGGCTGATTATTGGGGGATTGCGGCATGAGCGACGGAATTGGAATCACCACCGAAACCCAAGTGTTCCTTTCCGTCGACAAGATCGTGAAGGAGATGGACGCCGAGGACATCGGTTCGTTCTGCAGTGCGGTCGCTCTGCGCCTGGACGAGGAGTACGCCGGACGCGCTGCTGCAGCTAGCCATTTTGCGGACGGCCTAAGCGAGATTGGTTGCAGGTTTCTGGCTGAGGTCGTGACCAACTTCTACCAGCGCCAGAAGCGGGAGGAGCGTTGATGAAAGGCAAGACGCCAACCAAGGCTCAGAGCGACTACCACGACCAGATTGCCCAGCTCGGCTGTATCGCGTGCCAGAAGGACGGCCGGTTCAATCCGGTCGTGAGCATCCACCACTGCGAAGGCCGCACGAAGCCCGACGCGCACTGGCTCGTCTTGCCTTTGTGCGCCGGCCATCACCAGCACGGCACCGGAGCGCCAGGCCTGACCGGCATCCACCCATTCAAGGCCCGATTCGAGCTGGCCTATGGGAAGCAGGAAACACTAATCCGCGACTGCGCCCTGCAGTTGCTTGATATGGGCCTGACGCTGCCGGCGCGGGTCATGGAATTGATCGGACTGGAGCAGGCGGCATGAAGACCTGCCCCGTAGACGCAACCCACAAGACAACGGCCTTCAGCAGCCGGCAGACCCTGTACTGCCACGACTGCCGCAAGGAACACCCATGGCCGCTAAAGCCCGGCCAGCTCCCCCTGATCGCAAACAACAGAGCCACAAGGAAGCCGCAATGACTGACGCAAACAAACTCGCACAAACCCTGGCCGAGCGCGGCAGCCGTTACGGCGACTTCACCGACCACGCCCGGATCTGCCAGAACCTGAAACGCACCATGTGCGCCGAGGCCGGCTGGGATCGCCTTACCGACGTGCAGAAGCAATCGCTCGAGGTCATCGCGGACAAGGTCGGTCGAATCCTATCCGGCGACCCGAACTACGCCGACAACTGGCACGACATCCAGGGCTACGCGAAGTTGGCCGAGGACCGCCTGCCACCAGAGTTCGGCCAGATCAACACCATCGACTATCGCACCGAGGCCGAGAAGGCGGGCCAGGCATGAAGGTCTCTCGAATCGACGTACAGGCGAGGCTAGGCGATGACGGCGAGCACTACGACGGCCTCGGCCGGGAATGGCTCATTCAATCTGGCCTCATTGCCAGCAGCGGAGAGGGCGCTGATCGAAGCGGACAAAACGGCCTGCCTGATCAGATGGAAGGTGCGCGACCTCAAGGGGCCGGAGAAGCAGAGGCAGGGAAACGTACTGCTGGCGGCTGTTCCGGAGAGTGCGCGGCCTGCCGTTGTGGCGGCGCTGAAGGCGAGGGGGAGTAGATGACCGAAGTCCTGCTGCCCTGGCCGCCGAAGGAACTCAGCCCGAACTCGCGCAAGCACTGGCGAGCCAAGGCGCCGATCGCCAAGAAGTACCGAGCCGACTGCCACCTGCTCTGCAAGGCGGCCGGGCTGGTAATGCCGGAAGGCCGCGCACTGCTCGCAATTGAGTTCCTGCCGCCCGATCGGCGCAAGCGGGACGACGACAACATGCTCGCCGCATTCAAGGCTGGCCGTGACGGCCTGGCGGATGCGCTGGGCATCGATGACAACCGGTTCGTTACTCAGCTCAGCGTGAGCGACGAAACCGTGAAGGGCGGCGCGGTACGCGTTCGCATCATGCAGTACACCTCGGGGGAGGCCGCTTAATGGTCGCACGCAAACACGACGACGCAACGCTGATACGGGCGCTTGCGCAGAACAGCAACGCCAAGGCGGCCGCACTGCTCGACCTGGACATCCGCAACGTGGAGCGTCACCGGTCGCGCCTGATCCGGCTTGGCCTGCTGCAGCCAGCATCGGCCCCGGTCGAGATGGCGAACGCCACTGCGGAGACATACGTCATCACCGCAGCCGTGAACGCCACCAAGGCCCACGCAGGCTTCCTCAAGACGCTGCAGCTGTATTGCTCCATGCGCGGCGCCCGGCTGATCGTGATCCCCATGCGCTACAAGAACCCGACTCGCCGGGATGAAGTGGCCGACGACGACTGGTGGGATGCTCGCCTGTTGCCGTACATCACCCACGAGCGGACCAAGATTGCCCCCGGGCTGGTCGTGCTGGCTGACATCAAAATCCAGCCGACGGCGGTCAAACCGCTGCAGGGCTGGCTGACCGTCTCCGGCCGTGACTCTGCCATCCTGGGGCACACCAAGATCGCGCTCGAGTCAGTCGCTACCCGCATGGGTGACCCGGCCAAGCTGGTACTGACCACTGGCGCCTGCACCGTCGAGCAGTACAGCGACACCAACGCCGGCAAGAAGGGCGAGTTCCACCACACGCTCGGCGCCGTAGTGGTCGAAGTGGACGGCCCGCGCAACCACATCCGCCACATCTGCCCGATGAAGGATGGCAGCTTCATCGACCTCGACACGAAGTACACCGTCAAAGGGCCTGAAAAGGCTCCGCGCGCTGAAGTGCTGACCATGGGCGACATCCATGCCGAGATGGCCGATCCAAGCGTCACGGAGGCCACCAGAGCCCTTGCCGCGCTGATCCAGCCGAAGCACCTGGTTCTGCATGACGTGCTGAACTTCGGATCGGCCAGCCACCACAGCAAGTTCTTCGAGAAGTTCAAGCGCCACGTAGAGGGAACCTCGAGCGTGCTGCATGAGCTGAAGAAGACCGCGCGCCACGTCGACGACCTGGCCTCGTTTGCCGACCAGACGATCATGGTTAACTCCAACCATCACGACCACTTCACTCAGTGGCTCGAGAAGGCCGAGAACGCCAACGACCTTGAGAATGCCATCGTCTTCCACGAGACCAAGGCTGTCATGCTCAAGGCCATCGCTGACGGTGACTACTGCGACCCGTTCCGCTACTGGATGGACTGCCTGATGGAGCGGGGCGATCGACTCAAGTGGCTGCGGCCTGACGAGTCGTTCATGCGCTTCGGGATCGACTTCAGTAACCACGGGCACCGCGGCCCGAACGGCGCCCGAGGCAGCACACAGGCATTCGCCACCGTAGGGGCCAAGGTCACCCACGGGCACGGCCACGGTGCGCGAATCATCGACGGCGCCCATTCGGTCGGAACCAGCTCGCAAATGAACATGGGCTACAACGCCGGCTCGCTGAGTAGTTGGACCCATTCGCACGACATCACCTACGCCAACGGCAAGCGGACGCTCATTCACTGCGTCGGCGGTACCTTCTTTCGCCGCGATGCGGCAGCAGCACGGGGAGCAGCAGCATGACCTATCGCAACGTGGTTTCCGCAGTAGTCCGCGCCCTGGCGTCGGAGGTGATCAACTCGGCAGGGGGCTGTGACTTTCAACCGAAGGTGCAGGCCGCTCGTGTGCCTGGCGAGATCAGCGGGAAGGAAGCGGCGTTCCTCTTCGACTGCATGGTCCATGCGGTGCTGCACAAGCGGCTCAGCAAAGAGCACTGGCGCGCACTCACGGCGCAATACTCTACACATGCGGAGCGCAAGCGCATCGCGATCGGCGAGCTGGTCGGGACCATCCAGTCGCCCGCCCCGGCGCGCTTTATCAACTGCTGTGTGGTGACCTGGGCCTACCCGAAGCTGCCAGGCGTGGAGGGTAAGCGCTCGACAAACGTCCTGCCGGCCGGATGGTACGAGATGGACCGGTGGAGCGATGACCCGGTGCCGGAGCGCACGCAACACCGCTGGAAGGCTGGCATTCGCAAGGAGCTGAAGCGGCTTGTGGACGAGGCTCTGGTAGAGGCGCAACACATTCTGGACATGGAAGGTTTAATTTCATGTCAGGCCGCTTGACGGATTGGCAGAGTGGCAGTAATGTATCGCTATCTTGGTCATTTCACGCGTTGAGATGGCCGAGAAGCTCAATGAGACTGCTAGCGGCCGGAAACGGAACGGGCGAGGAGGAGTTGAGCAGCAGGTGAATGCGCAGGCTGATGCGCATGAAACAGGAAACCTGCGTCTCGTGTCCTGCCGGGAAGCGAAAGCGCCCGTTGATCGAGTGACGCAAGCCGGAGTTCAGTACCGGCCACCTGCACCAATTCAAGAGCCCTGACTTCGGTCGGGGCTTTTTCGTTTCGGGCGCTAACGGCCGTTTGAATGGCTCGCCACCATGCGCCCAACCCTTTCCGGCCCCATTCCTCTGACTGCTTCCTAGCTCCCTGGCGGATAGCGACAGGCATGTGAGGCCGGACCTATTCCTAACGAGACTCCACTATGACCGACAGCCATCACGAGGCCGGGCGTTCCGTGCCCGAAAGGGTCGGGGCTCTCGAGCAAGACATGCACCTGGTAAAGCACAGGCTTGATCGGTTCGATAGGCACCACGAAGACCTGCCAATGCGGGTAGGGCGCCTCGAGCTGATCGCACAGACCCAATCGGAACTCCTCAAGTCCCTGGACGTGAACGTTCGCGAGATGGGCAAGAAGGTCATGTATGGCCTCGGCGCTGCCGGCGCAATCATCTCAGTGGTGCAGATCGTCGGTCCTCATCTCCTGAAGGCGATGACGTCATGAACCTGATCCCCGAATGGCGCAAGTGCTGGCGTCTGACCAGTGTGCAGCTCGCCATCATCACCGCAGTGCTCAACGCAGCAGCCGGTGCATGGGTAGCGTTCGAAGGCCACATCAACCCCGTGGCATGGGCCAGCGTGAACATGGTCCTTGGCGTGGCTATGGCTATCGCCCGTGTGGTGTCTCAGCCGAAGGTGACTGGTGAACCGAAGTGAGACGCCTACGCGCCATCCTACTGCTACTTCGCATCGCTCTATGCGTATGCCTGATGGTGGGGATGGAGGCGTGGAAGGCAGTAAACCGAGAGCGCGCCCATGCAAAACGTCGTCGATCTATCCGGCAGGCAGCCGCACGTCATCATCGATGCCTCTGATGCAGTGCACCAGATACCGCACAGCCTCCTTCGTGACGTAATAGCCGGAAGGCAGCCATCCAGCATCCTGACCGAGCCCGTGTTGCAGCGGATCGTGGAGGAGTGGATGCATCAAGTAACCGGAGTAGCGCATGAGCGATAAGCCAAAGGTTGTTGAGTTCAAGCGTGAAGGCTGGCGAGACGCGATCAAGACCCTCCGCACTATTGCCGACCAGATGGAGTCGGGCGAGGTGCCGCGCTGTGACGTTGGCATTCTCGTGACGATGGGTCCAGACGGAGAGATCGACACATACGGCATGGGCGGCAAAGGCGAAGACCTGGCGCTGCTCGGCCTGCTCCGGTGCGCTGAGCAAGTGATCATCGAGAGCACCCTATACCCGGAGTGACCTATGGCCCTGACTCAGAAGCAGGAAGCCTTCGCGCTTGCCTACTTTGAGACAGGCAATGCCAGCGAGGCATACAGGCGTTCGTACAACGCCGAGAACATGAGCCCTAACGTGATTCACAACAAGGCCAGCGCATTGATGGCTAAGGGTGATGTCAGGGTTAGGATTGAACAGCTCCGCGCCAAGGCTGAAACGGCCTCAGTAATGAGTCGGCAGGAGGCCCTGGAGCGCCTTTCGACCTTCGCCCGCACCGATCTATCCGACCTGGTCGAGTTCGGCGCGTATGAGCTTGGCCAGGACGATGACGGCAAGCCGATTGTCCAGGCTGCATGGAAGATCCGCGACTCTGTCCTGCAAGACCCGAAAAAGTTGGCGGCGATATCTGAACTGTCCGCTGGCCGTGACGGGATCAAGATCAAGACCCATTCGCCGCTTCAGGCGATCCAGCAACTTGCCAAGCTGCAGGGCTGGGACGTTCACGAGCTTGACCTTGAAGGCAAGCGCCTGGCGAACGAGAAGGCGCGCCGCGAGCTTGCCGGAGACGGCGGTGATGGCATGCACAAGATTTTGTCTGACCTGATAGCGAAGCTGCCCGGATGAACACAGGAAACCTTCTGCTCGACCGCCAATTAGCGCGCTGGTATGAGCTGAAGGATCACCCGGTACAGCTTGAGCTGATTAATGCTGTGCCGAACGGCATTCGGTTTCCTCTTGTGCCAGCAGGTCGGCGCAGCGGTAAGACGGAGAGATTCAAGCGGTTCCTGGTAAAGCAGGCGAATGCCTATGCGGGCATCTACTTCGCCGCCGCGCCAACGCACGATCAGGCCAAGAAAATCTTCTGGGATGACCTGAAAGCGTTCACGCTCTCGTGTATGCATTCGCGCAGGCCGTCTGAGTCAGACAGGATCATCTACCTGCCAAACGGCAGCGAAATCCATGTCATTGGGCTAGACAAGCCGCAGCGCATTGAAGGCATCCCGTGGACTGGCGGGGGAATCGACGAATTTGCCGACATCAAGCCCGATGCTTGGGAGGCGAACATTCTTCCTGCGCTGAACACCGTCAACCCGACAAGGCCGGACTACCGCGCGTGGTGCTGGCTGCTGGGTGTTCCTGATGGTTTGAACCACTACTACGACCTGTGCATGCAGGCGGAGAGCGGGCAGGACCCGAATTTCAAGGTGTTTCACTGGAAGTCTGCTGAGATCCTGCCTCCCGATGTGATGGCCGCCATGAAGAGGGCCATGTCGGCAAGGCAGTTCAAGCAGGAATTCGAGGCGTCCTTCGAGACGGCATCCGGCCGGATATACGAGGACTACAGCAAGGAAAACCACACGGATGCTCGTATTGAGCCTCACGAGCAGCTGATGTGGATGCACGACCAGAACTTCACGCCTCTCTCGTCTGCAGTTGGCGTTCGGCGTGGCGATGACCTGTACCTGCTCGATGAAATCGTACTGACGAGCGCGGTATCCAAGCAGTCGGCTATGGAGTTCGTCGACAAGTTCAAAGAGCACCAGAATAAGCACGTCCTGATCTATGGCGACCCAGCGGGTCAGGCCGGCGAGAAGCACGGCCATGCATCCGACTACACCGATATCGAGAGCGTGCTGCGCGCCAGTGGCTGGACCTACACACGTAAGGTGAAGCCAGCGCATCCGGCCATCAAGGATCGCCAGAACGCAGTCCGCGCCAAGATTTGCACAGCAGACGGGCATCGCAGCCTATTCGTCAATCCGGCAACCGCGCCGTGGTGCGACAAGGGGCTTGCGACCGTTCAGCTTCAAGAAGGCTCGACCTTCCAAGAAGACCAAAAGAACAAGTACCAGCACATCACGACCGCTATCGGCTATTGCGTCGATCGTGAATGGCCGGTCATCAGCCAAAAGGCCGGCACTCGCCGCATCCGAGGACTCACATAATGCCCGTATCAAGCCGTCATCCAGACTACACGGCACACCTGGCCGACTGGCTGATGATGGCCGAAGCGGTAGAAGGCGAATCAGCCGTAAAGGCGAACCCGGCGAACCTGCCGAAGCCTGCTGGCATGGTAGAGGCCGAGAAAGACGACCCGGCCAACTCCTATCTCTATGAGGCCTACACGCTCCGCGCTCAGTACCCGCACTGGGTAAAGGACGCGCTGCGCAGCATGGTCGGCATGGTTTCCCGCCTGCAGCCTGAGATTACTCTGCCAGCTGGTATTGCTCGGATGGAGGATGACGCGACCGCTGATGGTTTCGGTCTGCGTCAGTTATTCATGCGCGCCTGCCGCGATGTGATCCTGTTCGGACGCGCCGGCCTGCTCGTGGATGTTGACGCAGATGGCGCTCCTTACATCACGCTCTATCCTGCGCTCAGCCTCATCAATTGGGGGCTCAGCGACCAGCGCGGGCGGCAAGACCTTGCGCTGGCTGTACTGCAAGAGGATCGACGGAAGGGCGAAGACCGGTTTGCGCATGAGACCGATACCGTATACCGCGTGCTGAGCCTGGAAGATGGAGCGTTTGTCTCTCAGCTGTTCGACGACAAGGGCGTTGCCATTGAGGAGCCGCAGGCCGCTCGTGGCGTAGCCGGCGCTATCCGCTACATCCCCATGGTTATTGCTGGCTCTACCGACAACGCCGCGGACGTTGACGAGATCCCGCTGCTTACGATGGCCAAGGCCGCGCTCAAGAGCTACCAGCTCAGCGCCGACCTGTTCAGCAATGCGCATGCAACGTGCCATGCGCAGCCGGTCGTGGTGGGGCTGGATGACGATCAAGACCTGCGCGTAACAGGGCCGTCCGCTGCGTGGTGCCTGCCTGCTAATGGCAATGCCTTTTACCTAGAGCCTAGCGGGGCTGGCAGCGCGATCAATGAGCGCCTGATGGAGCAGCAGCGAAATGCCGCGCTTGAGGCTGGGGCGCGCGTTGTCGATCTGGGTGGAAGCGAGTCTGGCGAGGCCCGCAAGGCCAGGCAGAGCGATCAGCACAGCACGCTCTACACCATTGTCATTACTGTCGCAGAGGCAGTCGAGCAGTGTCTGCGCTATGCGGCTGAGATCGTCGCTACCAGTGGCGACCTACGGTTCGCCGTCAAGCCTGACTTTTCCTCCGCTGGCGTTGATCCTCAGATTGCGGCTCAGCTGCTCACCGCAGCGCAGGCCGGCATCGTTAGCCATGACTCATTCTGGCGCTACATCTCGACCGGAAAGCTCCCGGAGCGCGATTGGGTGGCCGAGCTTGAACTGATCCAAGAGCAGGGTCCAGGCCTCGGAGGTATGTGATGCCTACCGCCAACGAGACGCTGGCTGATCTCGCCGTCTCTCATCAGATATACCTGCAGCGCTACGGCGGCGGCGTCGTTCGGCGGTTCATGCAGCTGCTGAACAGGGTGGATGATGATCTGTTTGCCCGGCTGACAGAGGCGCTTGAGCGTCTGCCGCCAGAGTCCTTCACCGTCCAGCGTCTCGATCAGATGCTCGTGCAGGTGCGGGGCCTTAACGCAGAGGCTTATCGCGCCGCTGGTGAGGAGTTGGATGGGGCGCTGTTGGACCTGGCCGGGTATGAGGCGAGCTATCAGCATCGAGTCCTACAGAGCGTTCTTCCCGCCAAGGTGGCTGACGCCTTGGTTCTGAGCACGGTTTCGCCCAATCAGGTCTATGCGGCTGCGATGGCTAGGCCATTCCAGGGCAAGCTGCTGAAGGAGGCGCTGAAGGACATCGAGACCGCCAAGGCGATACGCATCCGCGACGCGATCCGCATGGGGTTCGTGGAAGGCGAGACGATCGGCCAGATGGTTCGCCGGCTGCGCGGCACTCGCGCGCTGAAGTATGCCGATGGGCTGATGGAGATCGACCGGCGCGGCGCTGAGGCATTGGTGCGCACAGCAGTCAACCACACGGCTAACTACGCCAGGCAGGCTGTATACGAGGCAAATGCCGACATCGTGAAAGAGGTTCAGTGGCTCAGCACCCTGGATGGCCGCACCACCGTAGGCTGCGCTGCTCTTTCTGGTAGAACGTTCCCGGTCGGCAGCGGCCCTAGACCGCCTCGGCACTGGGGCTGCCGGAGCACAACTGTTCCGGTGCTTACCTCGGCATGGGAGGCGCTCGGGCTCAGCAAGTCGGAGATAGAGCCGTCTACGCAGGCTTCCATGGATGGCCAGGTGGCGGGCGATATCAACTACGGCCAGTGGCTCAAGGGCAAGCCGGCAGCGTTTCAAGACGAAGTGCTTGGCGCCGAGCGCGGCAAGTTGTTCCGAAGCGGCGGGATCACGGTGGATCGTTTCGCTGACTCGCGCGGGCGTGAATACACCCTCGATGAACTCAGAAAGCGCGATGCTGCTGCTTTCGAGAGAGCTGGGCTATGATGGCCCCATGACTGACACGCCACGATTTACCGTCATCGACGGCACCGCTACAGACGAAACGCCGCGCATCAAGGCTGAAAAGCTCAAGAAAGCGAGGCCCGATGCTGCGTACCTGCTCAACTGCCATAGGTGCGGCAGTTCGAGCGTCGTCGAGGTAAAGACCGGCATGATCGTAAAGAACGGCAAGCCACAGGGCGGCACAAAGCAGCTCCTGTGCGCCTTCTGCCTGATGAAGGGGCAGCACGTAGTTTTGGCCTAGACCGCCAGAACAGGACACCAGACCCGGCTCCGCGCCGGGTTTTCAATTTCTAAAGCCTCGCCATCGTGCGGGGCTTTTTCGTTTGCGGCCGCGCCGCATCAATCCCCTGCGGGGTAGGAGACACGCATGACCTTGGAAGAACTGTTGGCTCAATCGGTGACCGATGAAGCCCAGCGCAGCCAGCTGCTCAACGCGATCAAGCAAGACCGTGCCGGCCTTGAAACAAACAAGCAGCAGATCCTCGACGAACTGAAGGAAGAGCGCAAGGCTCGCCAGCAGCAGGCCGACAAGCTCAAAGAGTTCGACGGCATCGACCCTGCTCAGGTGCGCGCCATCATGGGCCGCTTTGAAAATGACGAGGAGGCGAAGCTGATCGCTGAGGGTAAAACCCAAGAGGTCATCGAGCGCAAGATCGAGAAGGTGAACGCGCAGCACAAGGCCGCCATGGAAAGCAGCTCGAAGCGCGTCGCTGAGCTGGAAGCCGCTCTGGCGGAGCGTGACGCCAAGCTGTCGGAGATCATGATCGACAACGCCGCCATTCAGGCCGCTAGCGAGTTCGGCATTGAGGGCGAAGGCAAGCTCAAGATCATCACGATGCTGGCCCGCCAGGCGTTCAAGGTCGAGGACGGCCAGCCAATCATGCGCGACGCAGACGGCCAGATCATTACCGGAGAGAAGGGTCCGATCACCCAGAAAGAGTGGATCGACCGCATTGTTCGCCAGGAGCACGGTTATCTCCTGCCAACTGCTAAGGGCGTTGGCTCGCAGGGCGGCAAGCAAGGCGCTCAGATCGCGAGCAACCCATTCAAGAAAGACTCGCTGAACCTGACAGAACAGGCCCGTGTTCAGCGCGAAAATCCACAACTGGCAGCCCGCCTTAAGGCTGAGGCCGCCGCTTAGTAGTTCCCCGGTGCTGGCGGCTGCGCTGCCGACCGCAACCCTATCGGCTGCGCCGACCCATGAAACCAAACAACACCCGCCATTACTGGAGAATCCCCCATGGCTGATACCAAAATCTCGGACGTAATCGTTCCCGAGGTATTCAACCCCTATGTCTGGAACCTGACCCGCGAACTGACCCTGCTCCGCATGGGCGGCATCGTGTCCAATGACGCCGAACTGGACCGCCTGGCTTCCACTGGCGGCAACACCCTGAATATGCCGTTCTGGAACGACCTGACCGGCGCTGATGAGGTGCTGGACGATTCCGCGCCGTTGACCCCCGAGGCTATCACTGCCGGCCAGGACGTTGCTGTCCTGCATCTGCGCGGTAAAGCGTGGGCTGTCAATGACCTGGCCGCTGCGCTGGCCGGTGATGACCCGATGCGCGGTGTCGCTGATCTGGTTGCTGGCTATTGGGCTCGCCAACAACAGAAGACCCTGATCTCCTCGCTGCGCGGCGTGTTCGCCGACAACGTGGCCAATGACGGCAGCGACATGGTGCATGACGTCTCTGCAGTCGTAGGCGACGGCGCCAAGTTCAGCGCAGAGGCCTATCTGGACGCCGAAGCAACCTTCGGCGACGCCATCGGCCAGGTTGCAGGCGTGGCAGTGCACAGTGTCATCTACAACGCCATGCGCAAGCAGAACCTGATCGACTTCCTGCCGGACTCCGAAGGCAAGCCGACCATTGCCGTCTACATGGGCAAGCGCGTGCTGGTCGATGACGGTATGCCGGTAAGCGGCTCCGGCGCTGATCGCGTGTTCACGAGCTACCTGTTCGGTGATGGCGCCATTGGCTACGGCGAAGGTGCTCCGAAGGTCCCGACCGAAACCGACCGCGACTCTCTGGCAGGCATCGAGTATCTGATCACTCGTCGCCACTTCCTGATGCACCCGCGCGGCATCCGCTGGCTGGGCGCTTCGGTTGCAGGCGCTGCGCCGTCCAACACCGAGCTGGCTGCCGCTGCGAACTGGAACCGCGTCTACGACCGCAAGCAGATCCGTATCGCCAGCCTGGTTTCCAAGGCCTAACCAGACGGGGCGGCCTTCGGGTCGCCCCAACAGGAGGATGAGATGGGACTTGCAGCACACAATGCGCGGCGCCGGAAAGAAGCGAAAGCCGCGAAAACCGAGCAGGCCAAGCCTGAGCCGGTAGAGCAGAAGAAACCGGCTCCGAAGCCGAAAGCCGCGAAAACCGAGGACTGATGCATGACTGACTTCATCACCGCTGCCGATGTGGATGCCCTGCTTGGTCCTGACTGGGCTGGCACTGGTGATGCGGCCCTGGCCGTGACCATGGCCAATGCCTGGTTGACGGCCAAGATCACGCGACCTGTGCCTGACCCGATTCCCAGTGAGATCAAGCTGGCGGGGGCGCAGGTGGCAAAAGAGGCGGCGGCCGGAAGGCTGTTCACCGCGGAAGACCGGGAGGTCATCAGCACGAGCGTTACAGCGGGTCCGGTTACGTCGTCGAAGACCTACGCGAAGGGTGCAAAGGCTATCTCTGCCGCCGAATCGTTCGCTCTGACATTGCTGGCCCCGTGGACTAAGCGGCAGGCCGTCCAGATGCTGAAGAGGACCTGATATGTCACTGCGCGACGAGATTCTACAAGGCGCTGCCGAGGCGCTGGCTGTCGTCGAAGAGATCGGCGAAACGATCACGCTGACGCTCGAGCAGGCCGGCGGCTACGACCCCGTGACGGGCGAAACGACGCCAGGCCAGACGCTAACGCAGACGACCAAGGCCATCCTCGACAACTACAGCCTGCAATCATCCGGGACCCAATACTCGGACGGCTCGATGATCCTTCGTGACGACAAGAAGATATTCTTCGGCGCCGCTGGCCTTGAATGGCCGCCAACGCTTGAGACGACAATCACCGCGGCCGGCCAGGTGTGGACAGTCGTTGCCGTCTCCACTCTCAATCCAACCGGTGACGTGCTGGCCTATGAGATACAGGGGAGGCGCTGATGTCGTTCTCTGATGATATTCGGCGCTTCACCACGAAGACGGTCGAGGCGCACGACAAGATCACCCGGACGGCCACGCTAGAGCTTTTCCGGGGTGTGATCATGGCTACGCCAGTCGGTAATCCTGATCTGTGGAAGAACCCCGACATGGCGCCGCCTGGCTACGTTGGCGGGCGTGCGCGCGGCAGCTGGCAATGCACGGTCGGCTCTCCGGCTGGTGGTGATATCGAACGGATAGACGACAGTGGCGGCGCAACCGTGGCCGACGCAGAGAGCAAAACCCCGCAAGGCGCTGGCCAGGTAACGTTCCTGACCAGCAACCTGAGCTATATAGAGCGCTTAGAAATGGGTTGGTCGACCCAGGCGCCACCTGGCGCGATGGTTCGAAAAAACATGGATCGGGTCGGGCGAATGGTTGAAGCCGCTATCCGCAAGAACAAGGTGTGACGATGAGCGAAACAAAGATCAATGGGGCGCTCGTCTCTGCCTACCTAGCTTCAGGCGTCATGCCGCAGGCGCGCACCGCGTTCGAAGGCGTCAAGTTCGAGCCTGTCGCGGGGCAGAGCTGGGCGCGGCTCACGGACTTGCCAAGCGGAAGAGAGCCGGCCGCGTTCGGTGGCGCGAATCCAGTTGAGAGAGCCGGTGTCCTTCAGGTCGATCTGTTCCATCCCATAAACAGCGGTACCGGCCCTGTTCTGGCCGACGCTGACAAGGCGCTGAGCTTCTACACCCCCGGCAAGCGGCTCGACTACCAGGGCCAGAAGGTGCTGATTCGCAAAGCCGAACGCTCACAGCTTCGCACTGAGCAGCTATGGCAGTCGGTAGCCATCTCCATCTACTACACGGCCTGGATCTTCCCGGCCTGACACACAGAAAACACCCACCAACACCCCGCCATGTGCGGGGTTTTTCGTTAGAGGACCCCGCACATGGGTATCAACGCCAACGGCTCACACGTACAGCTGTACTACATCGAGGAAGTCGACGGGGCAATCCCGGCCGTCGCGCCTGAGTTCAAGCCGATCCGCTACGTGTCTCAGGGGCTGACCCCGAACATTCAGCAGATCGACACCAACGAGATGAACCAGAACCGCCAGAAAGCCACGAGCCGGGGCGGCACCTACAGCGTTGCCGGTGAGATCGCGGCCGAGATGTCCTTCGGCTCGTTCGATGACCTGATCCAGGCGGCCATGCAAGGCACTTGGACCGCTGACGTGCTCACCATCGGCAAGGTTGAGCGCTCATTCGCCATCGTTGAGCGACACACTGATATCGGTGTTGATTACGTGTACCGCGGCTGCCGCATCAATACGATGGGTATCAGCGTCCCGCTGAACGCGCCGGTTGGGCTGACCTTCGGGGTGATGGGCACCGAGGCCGAAGCATTCACCATGCCGGCTGACGCGACGTTCGCGGCCGCGACCACAACCGAGATCATGGTCACGACCAATATCGCGCTGACTGAAGCAGGTGCTGAACTTGCCTACGCCACGGAGTGGAGCGCCACGCTCGACAACGGCATGGAGCCGATCTTCGCGCTGGGCAGCCGCTCGGCTTACAACATCGCAAACGGCATCGCGACTGTAACCGGCAGTATGAGCGCCTATCTGATCGATGGCGTGCTGTGGGGCAAGGTGCTCAACGAAGAGCTGACCACGCACAAGATTGAGCTGGTCGAGGGCGTTCAGAAGTACACCATTGAATTGCCGCGCGTGCGTTACACCCAGGGCCAGAAACAAGTCTCCGGCCCAGGCGCGATCATCCCGAGCTACACGCTCAGCGCGGGCTATGACGGCGCAGCCGGCACCACGATGAAGATCACCCGAACCGCAGCCTAACCATTCAGCCCCGCCAAGTGCGGGGCTTTGCTTTTCTGGAGTTAACGCATGTCCACCAAGACCAAAACCCAGCCGTTTAACCTCGCTGATTTCTTCACCGTCCCGCAGGCGTCCGAAGGCAAGTCGCTGCCCCTGAAAAAGCCAGACGGCACCGCTACCGAGTACCACCTGACCGTGATTGGCGCCGACGCCCCGGCTGCCAAGCAGGCGTTGCTCGCGGCTACGCGCATCATTCGTGACGAGCGCAACGACAAGATGAGCGACGAAGAAAAGATGGCCGTGAGCGAGCGCGCTAGCCTGCAGTTCCGAGTTGCGCTGGTGACCGGCTGGAACCTGCCTGTTGAGTTCAACAAGGAAGCCGTAACCGAGTTGCTGACCAACAATCCCGGCCTGGCTCAAGATGTCGAGCAGTTCAGCGGAGATCGAAGCCGTTTTTTCGCGAGCGTGCTGGTGGCCTGATCGAGCACTTCGAGGCTGACGTGAAACTGCGTGTCGTTGCGCCAGGCTCCCAGGCTTCCGTCAAGGAGCACCTGACCAAGGTGTGGCAGCAGACCGGGCACAAGCCAAAGGAGCTGGACATTGCGCCGGCTCCGGAGGGCATGGGTTATCTGATAGGTCTGTTCTGGGACTGCAAGCGGACAGCGGAGCCGCTGACCTATTGCGAGGTCGAGGCCTGGTCACGGCTCACCGGGCAGGCGCTCAGCCCTGATGAAGTGTGGTGCCTGATGCGGCTGGATGACGCGCATGGGCGGGCGGTCCGGGGCTGATCCGGGCTGCTCGCCGCGCTCGAGGTGATGCGGTCGAAGTGATGCGGCCTTAGGGTGCGCCTTGACGACGCGCATGGGCGGGTGGCGAGGGGGTAATTTCACAGATGGAGAGTGCTATGAGCGAACTTGAAAGCAGCCCAGCCGGTGCAATTTACAGACCCAAAATATGCGCTTGTTGCGGTTTAGATCGACAGTTTCTAAGCAGGGGTGTTGAGCTTTCAGCGGCAATCGATGAGCTCCAATCCGCGGTATTGGAGCAACCAGAGCTGCGTGGCATGGCCGAACGCATCGCTGATTTGCAAAGAAAGGAGAATCTGGCCCGTAGAGAAGAGCAAGAAAGGGCAAGGGAAAGGCTTCGCAACCTTCCCAGGTATTCAGGGCCAGAGTGCGGGGGCATCCGGCTCGTTTAGTCAAACGTGTCGATGTATCCGTTTTGAGATATTCCGTCTGGCTGCAGGTCGAGCAGATAGATTCGTCCGCCTATGTAAACCCTATCGTCGGGACGAAGCGTTTCTTGGATAGCTCGCTGATCAAGCATCAGCTGCTCAAGGCTTCTGGGGTTGTCTTCGTCGGGCTCTGGTCCTGCGCTAGGCTTCATAGTCTGGCCGTACGGGATCGGCTTAGATTCAAAATTCTGTTCGGAGCTATAGCGGAACCCTCGGATGGTGCCATCGGTGCTTACGCCTATGTGATAGACAGAAGTGGAGATGGTATTTAGCCGATACATCTCTGCAAGCGCCGCCGGCGCCCAGGCATCAAGATCTACCACATCTACGAAAGCCCGCTGGCCAGTCATTAGCCATTCCAGCCAGAAGTCAGAGAAACCGGCTAACCCGGTCCCGGCAACTATTAGCTTCGCCTCAGCCCAATATCTTGCCTTCTCAGTAAAGCCTGCGGGGCGGAAGTCAGGCATCTGCACGATAAGCGTGTCGGTGGCGACAAGCGCATAGTCTGGACTGAGGTTGATGATGATGGCAGACACAACGCTACTCCCTAGCAAAAGCCTGCAAGCTATCACCGCGCCACTACCTGCGAAACTGAGCATCCATCCAGGCTGGATTGGTGTTACAGCCGTTAATTGATACAGTCGGTATCTCTTAATGACCGGTGCGCGTATGGCGGACGACAAAGAACGGCTTATCCTTCATCGCTTACGGCCCGACAAGTCGGAAGACGACGCGGAGTACTTAGAGATTCCTGCTTTTCTCAGGCGACAGACTGGAGAAACAGATGCAGCTTTTGAGGCTTTGACAGCCCAGGCGCATGCTGCAGCGGACGAGATATTCAGGGGAGATCGGGAGCGCTACACTGATCATAGTGAAAAAGACGCTGTCGGATCAGGTAGCGAATCCAAATCCCGCGCAGAAAAGGAGGCGCCAATGAGTGATTCAGTGACGCGGTCCGAGCTTGAAGCGAAACTTGAGGCCATCGAAGCAAGGATGGACAGCCGGATTGCGGCCGTGTCTGGAAAGATTGATGGCTTCCTGGCTGCTCAGGTTGAGCGAGATAAGGCGCAGGCCGAGCGGGACAAGCGTTACGAGTTGCTCGCTGAGCGTGTAACCAAGGCAGCTGAAGGCGCCGAAGACGCAGCCAAACAAGCCGCAACGGTCAAATCGAACTACTGGGCGGCGGTAGGGGTTCAGCTGCTGGCGGTGGTTGCGATCATCGTCGGCGCTTACTTCGCAAATCAGGCGAATGTCCTAGGAGTCATGCAGACGACCATATCTGCCATGCAGGCTGGCAAGGAGCAAGTCCAGCCACCGCCTTCCACGCCACAGCAATAATCAGAGCCCCTCCTAGCGAGGGGCTTTCTGTTTCAGCCTCCAATCGGGCTAGATAGCCAGCATTTGAGCAATTCGGTAAAGCCGCTTCAGGTCGTGAGACGTTGGGGCGGGGCCTCCTATCAATCGCGCGGTTGCGATCACCTCTGGCATCCCGCGCAACGCTTTCCTTGATCTTTCCGAGATAGGGCGGCCGTGCGGCAGCAACATGTCCGCGACCTTGTAGCGGAGGCTCGGCCAATCTTGGAGCAATTCAATAAGCGCCGCGCGCATCTGGAGCTGGGCGTAATGGCCGCTGGCCGGGTTTTCAAGGCAGGCCGCAAGGAGTCTTGCCGCGCTCTGGATATCCATAGGCAACCGCGTTCGATGTCAGATGGTTAGCGGGATCCGCCAGGAACAAAAGGACATTTCATTGCCTTTAGACCTGGTGTGCTTAGACTTACTCGGCCGGCTTCTTGCGGGTGCGAGGGATTCGTTTCGAGGCCGGGCGTAGCTTGTCCGTTTCGGTGACCCTGGTCGGGATTCTTTGATGCAGCGACTCTACGGCCAAATCGCGCTGCTCAAGCTGTAGGGATGCGATCTCGCGGGCTCTCTGCTCGATCTCCTGTGCAACTTTGGCTTGCAGGTCAGCCAATATCTCAACCATGCCCGGCATTGCCTTCTCGCGGATCTGGTCCAGTCGCGCGGCGCGCTCCACGGCGCTTTCGGCCGGCGTGAATGTGGATTCAAGGCGGGCGATCAGTTCCGCCGTGAGCGATCGGTGATTCTCTTTGGCAGCAGCTTCCAGCGCCGCCTTTAGGCTGGCCGGCATGCGGAAATTAACTTGGAGGTCGGATCTGGTCATGGGCGCGATTGTGTAGCACGACGCTATAGACAGCAATAAAGCATTCTGCTTTACTATGTTGGCAACCAAGCATTCTGCTATAGGAGTGGCAAATGAGCAGGAAAGACCCGCAATTCAATCTGCGCTTACCGGAGGAACTGAAAAGATGGCTAGAGGATCAGGCGCAGAAAAACCACCGCTCGCAGACTGCGGAAATGGTTTTCATGATTTCGCAAGAGAAGCAGCGGCAAGAGCAGGCAGTAGCCTGAAACGAAGAAGCCCCGGCATGCAGGCCAGGGCTTCAGGTGTGAACACATACGAGGTAGATCACGTGGCGAATAATAACACAGCTGTATCCGTTGTCACCCCAGAAACAATGCCAGCGATTACTCATGCTGGCCGCCCGGTAGTAACCACAGCACTGCTGGCGAAGCTATACGGGACAGAAGCAGCATACATCACCAAAAACCACCATCGAAACCAGGATCGCTTCGTTGATGGGAAGCACTTTCATAAGCTGGAAGGCGCTGATCTAAAGGCTTTTAAGCACTGCATGTCTTCAAGACATTCAGTGGAAATCCCTCGCCAAACGCGCAGCCTTATCCTCTGGACGGAACGAGGCGCTGCCCGTCACGCAAAGATGCTCGACACGGATCAAGCGTGGGACGTTTTCGAGAAGCTGGAAGATTGCTACTTTGCTAAGGCTGAGCCGGCAACTCCGTTGCTGCAACACTCCGGCCTGACCCCAGCCCAGCAGCGCCATGTTCAAAACCGAGTTTCCGAGCTGGCGTGCGGTGATCGAATGAAGTACGCCACGATCTACCGCAGCATCAAGGACCGATTCATGGTCGGCTCCTACAAGGATGTGCCAGAGTCTGAATATCCGGCGCTATGCATGATGCTGATGTGCGATCCGCTGGAAGGCGAATGGATCGCAAGCGGAAAGAGCAAGGGTATGCAGTTGTCGGAGCGCGAAGTGCAGGCACTCTACCTGATGATGAGCCACTACCACTTCGCCATGGAGTGGGCGATGAAGTCGGGAATCTACGCCATCGCGCGCATGACGGATTCGAGGCCGCTCTCGAACTTTAATGAGCACTTTTCAGAGATTGGCATGGGCTTCCGCACCTTGGACGAGCGCCGCGATGAGATTTATCGCATCTACAGCCAGCGCGGAGCGGGAGGCGGCTACGCCATGCAGGCCGCAAGCTGAAATCATTCCGCGATAAGGCCTGGCTCATGTCGGGCCTCCTGGCCACTGTTTGACGCAAGGATAGAACCAGAACCCAGCCCAGGCTGGGTTTCTGCGCTGGCCCCTCGGTGTTACATTTCGCCGGCACGCAACGGAGGCGGAATGGCGCAGACAGATAATCAAGCTCGGGCTCAAGTCCTCGGCGAGAGGCAGAGCATTGAAGACAGGCTTCTCGCTACATGCAGGCTAGACGAGCTTGCTGCCGAGCGGCTGAAGCGGAAGATTCAGGGAGAGCTTGATAGGCCGGGCCTGCCAGCTCTCTACGAGGCGGCATTGCACCATGAGTATGCTTGCCTGCTTGGCCTTCAGCTACGCTACTCAGACGCCATGAAAAGGATGGAGCTTGCCGAAGCTGGTGGGCTTGAGAGTTTTGCACTCGCAATCTCTAAATCTCACTTGGCGCTTCTAAGTGGCGAAGTCCTTTGCGCCCGGGAGACTCTTTCTAACATCTCCGAAGTGCCCGATGAGTCGCGCGCGCTTGTTTTCAGTCACCATGTTTTATCAGGAATGCTGGGGTCAGCTATGAACTACAGCGGAACATCCAACCTAAGCAAAGCGAGCGTCAGAGCCGCGGGGGCCATATTGGAGGGCCTCGGCGTTGATGATATCGAGGTGACAAAGCGCCTCGACGTTGCGTGCAAAGTAATCGTCTCGGAAACGCTGCAGCCGATAACTGGTTACAAGTTGTTTGCGATGGAGGGCGAGGGCATCCTGTATCGCTTTGTAGTGCGCGCTGGCATAGATGAGCTTGCTCTGCTCAATGAGCGAATCACCGAAGCCTTGATCGATCAGTTTGATGACGAGCTTGATCAAGAGCTTTCGATCTGCGTTACCCCGTGGGTCTCTGGCGACGATTACAAAGCAGAAGAGGCTCATCATGTCCGTATCGGCTGAAGAGTTCCTGGCGCAGAGTCGCCGTCTGCTGGCTGATGGAAAAGAGATAGATATTCGGTCCTCCATCAGTCGGGCTTACTACAGTGCGTACCACTGTGCTGAAGCGGCAGCCGGCCGAATGGAGCTGCCCATGTCTGCACGGCGAAACACTGGAACGCATGAAAAGCTCTTCGCGCGCTTCGATGGCGGCGGGAAGCGGCTGAAGATGCTCGCCCGCATGCTTCGTGACAAGAAGCGGCTGCGCGCAGCTGCCGATTACGATCTTCAAGAGTCATTCGAAAGCGCCGAGGCAGCCCTCCACATCAGGGAGGTTGAGTCCATGATCAAGGAACTTGACCGCCTAGGGCAGTCAGCCCTGGCCTAGCTCGCTCCGCTGGCCATCTGCTACATTGGCCCTTTCTGACAGGGAGGGGTGGGGATGCGCGTCATAGCTTTTGTTGTTCTGTTTCTGGTAGTGGTCGGACTTTTCAAGTCATGCGCTGAGAGTGATCGTGGCGCCCCTACCGTTAGCAGGGCAGACAAGATGTGTGCCGATCAGGGTTATGCCTGGGTCATGGCTGGAAATTTCGTAAGGCGTGAACTTAAGTCCCCAGATAGTGCAAAGTTTGGTCACAAGCCAGACGCCTACAGCTATATGGGCGACTGCCGCCACTCCATTATTGGCTCAGTTGACTCACAGAACTCATTCGGCGCAATGCTTAGGTCTAGGTTCAGCGTGACGATGGTGTACCTCAAGAGCGAGAACAAGTGGAGAGCTGAGAACCTGGCCTTTCACTAATTCATCGCTCGCAAAACAAGCCGCCTCCGGGCGGTTTTTTATTGCCCACGAAGAGCCCGCCTAGTGCGGGCTTTGTCGTTTCTGGAGATTCGAAATGACCGAAACAGCTCGGCTAGTGATCGCGGTTGACAGCACGCAAGCAAAGCAAGCCGATGCTGCCCTGGCGAACCTCGGTAAGACCTCATCGGCTGTCGAAAAGAACGTTGGCGCGCTAACCGGCGCCCTGACTCGCGTGGCGGCGCCGCTTGCTGCGTTCATCAGCACTCGCGCTGTAATCGATGCCGCTGACCAATACGGCCAGATGGCATCTCGTATGAAAATGGCCACGTCCTCGGCCGTCGAGTACGCCGTCGTTCAAGAGCGCCTGATCGAGACGGCGAATCGGACTTATCGCCCGCTGGCTGAGGCGCAAGAGCTTTACATTCGCACCGCTGACAGCCTGAAAAACCTTGGCTACCAGACCTCTGCTGCTCTTGATATTACCGACAGCTTTTCATATCTGCTGGTGACTAACGCTGCATCTGCTGATCGCGCCAACTCGGCGATCAATGCGTACTCGAAGGCAATTCAGACCGGTAAAGTTGATTCAGAGGGATGGCAATCGATCCTGGCGGCAATGCCTACCGTGGTCGACGGCCTGTCCAAGGCAACAGGTCGCTCGACAAACGAGATCCGCAAGCTCGGCATCGAGGGCAAGTTAAGCCTGGCCGCGCTGAATGAGTCGCTCCGCCAAACCGTTGATCAGAACGGCAAGCTGGCTGACTCCATGGATACCGCTGTAAGCGATGCAATGACAACGCTGCGCAACAACTTCGGAGTGTTTGTTGGAAAGGTCAATGAAACCTCGCAAGCCACAGGCGGACTGGTTTCATCGATTGAATCGCTTGCTGAGACGCTGGGTGATCCAGCGACTATAGCCGCTGCGCAATCCTTGGCCAATGGAGTCGTCGAGGCGTTTGGCTGGATAACATCAGCAGCAGCTTCGACAGTTTCCACTGTTGAGTGGATGGCTGAGAGTCTTGCTGTTGTTATGGGCGGAATCGGCCTGCATGACCTTGATCGCCTGGAGGCCGAGGCATCAAGGCTGCAGGCTCTGCTTAATCAGATGGAGGCCCGAGGAGAAACCCGCTACGGCATATATGGCAGTGTTCAGGCTGATTACGCGAAGATCCAACAACAGCTCGCCATAGCCTACGAACTTGCAGATGCCACAACCAAAGTTGGTGATTCGTCCGCAGCGGCAGTGCCAAAGGTCAAGCAGCTTCAATCCGGCCTGGTCGACGCTGCGTCCTCTGCAGGTGAGTCTGCTAAAGCCGGAAGGCAGGCAGAGGCTGCCGCAAAGCAGCAAGCCAACGCCTACCAAGCCCTGTACGACCGGCTATACCCAGCCGAAGCCGCTCAGCGTCGTTACACGAAAGAGGTCGAGTTACTAGAAGCCAAGCTCAAAGGCGACCAGCTTGCCGACGCCATCCACCGTCTCAACTTCGCAATGGAGGGCGCCGACGCCACCGGCCCCGCTGACGCAATCGAGGAGTATCGCAAGGAGCTGGAGCGCCTCGAAGACCAGCTCGACCCTGTAGGCAAGGCGACCAAGCAGTACCAGCAGGACGTAAAGCGACTAGATGATGCATTGGGTCGCGGTGAGCTGACGATCGAGCGCCACGCCGAACTGATGGCTGAACTCGGACGTCAGTACGACGAGAACCGCGGCGTGACTTCCGACTGGGCCGAGTGGACCGAGGGCGCACTAGACCGCGTTGACGGCGCATTCGCCGACGCCTGGCGCAACATCGGGGACGGGTTCGACGGGTTCCGCGACAGCCTGACCAATGCCTTCAAGCAGATGCTGGCCGAACTGGCTCACATGGCCATTACCAAGCCGATCATCATGCAGATCGGGGCGTCGCTGGGGATCGGCGGCGGCACGCAGGGCAACAATGGCATTTGGGGCTCGCTGCTCGGCGGCGGTTCTGGAACCGGTGGCGGCGGCCTTGATTTCGGCAAGCTGCTCAACTACGGCCAGACTGCGTACAGCATGTTCACCGGCGTCGGCCCTGCTGCTCTGGCTGGGTATCAGTCGGGCGGCATCATGGGCGGGCTACAGGGTGCGGCCGGTTACTACGGCAACCTGGCGTCGTCGGCGTGGGGCACGGTTTCAGGCTGGCTTGGCGGTTCTGCGGCGGCCGGAGCTGGCTCTGCTGCGGGGACCGGGTTCGGCTATGGGCAATCGCTGGTTTCTGGTCAGATAGGCAATGCTGCCTATGCCGGGGCCCAGGCAGGCGCAGGCAGCAGCCTGTCCGGTATCGCGGGCAACCTAGGCGCTATCGTTGGTCCTATCGCCGGCCTGTACATGGCGATCAAGGGCTACGGCGCGATCTCTGACGGCTACGACTTCAAGCCCAAGGACTTCGACGACGAGTTTGCTGGCGTCCGTCTCGGCGCGAAGGTCATCAACGCCTACGAGAATGGCATCACCAAAGTTTTCGGCGACAGCAGCTTCCTCTCGAAGGCGCTGCGAATCCCGGTCGCCACCATCGGCGGACTGATGAGTTCGGTGTTCGGAGGTGGCTGGGAAACCAAAAACTACGGCATGGCATTCTCTGTCGCCAATGGTGACTTCCTTGGCCAGTCATACGAGGACCAAAAGAAGAAGGGCGGGCTGTTCGGGTCAGACAAAAAGCGCACGAAGTACCGCTCGCTTGACCCTGAAACTGCTGCTGTGCTGCAGGAGACGTTCGACGCGACGCAGGCCGGCGTTGCCGATCTGTTTGCCTCGCTGAGCCTGACGGTTGAGGAGGGATCTCTAGACGGACTGAAGCTCGCTCGGGAGAAAATTAGCACCAAGGGCAAAACCGAGGAGGAAATCCAGCAGGCCATTGCTGAATGGTTCGGCTCCGCTGCCGATGCCATGACGGCCGAGCTGAACAAGGTGTTCAACACCGGTCTGGACCTCGATCTGGAGGGCATGCAGGCATTCGTCGGCAACCTCACGGGTGTGAACGAAGTGCTGCGTTATCTCGACGTTGAGATGTACGACGCGAGCGTGGCGGGCGGCAAGCTGGCCGAGGCGCTGTCTGCAGCGGCTGGTGGGCTGGATGCGCTGGCGGCCAACTCGGCGACCTACTACGGCGCGTTCTTCAGCGAAGCCGAGAAGATCGAGGACACCATCGACTCCATCAAGCGGGCGTTCGAGTCTGCAGACGTGGAGCTGGCAGCATCCCGCGAGGCCTACCGGGCCATGGTCGAGGATATCGACCTAACCACGGAAGCCGGGCAACAGATGTTCGCCACGATGATGGCGCTTTCTGGCCAGGCTGCGCAGTACTACAGCATCGTTGAGCAGCAGGCGGCGCAGGCTGCAGCAGAGGTTGCAGCGGCCAATGCGTTGTTGTTCAGCTCGGTCAACACGGCATATGCCTCTCTGCAGCGTTCCATTGCAGCGCAGCAGCGTGAGATCCAGCAGGCAGCAACCAGTACCGCGGCGAATATTAACGCCCTGACCGGCGTGAGCAATTCGCTAGACGCGGCGCTGAAGAAGCTTCGCGGCAGCTCGGACGATACCGTTCGGATGCTGCGCGCCCAGGCAACCATGACGCTGCAGGGCGCCCTGGTCACTGCTCGGGCAGGCGGATCGCTGGCTGACTATGCAGGTCTACAGGACGCGCTAGATGTGGCGTCCAGCATGGACACGTCGATCTACCGCTCGCTGGAAGATTTCGAGCGAGAACAGGGGCGCACGGCCAACCTGATTGCCGAACTGGAGAAGGTCAACGGCAAGCAGCTGACAGCTGAGCAGCGGATGCTGGAAAAGCTCGACGCCCAGCTGTCTGCGCTCGACAAGCAACTGGCATTCGCGCAATCCCAGCTCGACGCGCTCAACGGGATCGACAACTCGATCATGGGCGTGGCGGCAGCAATTGCCGCAATGAACGCCTCGGTGGTTGCTGCGTTACAGGCCATGCCGAAGGACGCGGCGAAGTCCAACACCCCGCAGAACAACCGTTCGATTGTCGACAGTATCTATCAATCGGTGCTCGGGCGCGGGACGCAGGGTGACGAGGCGGGTGCTTCGTTCTGGGCTAACGCACTCCAGTCTGGCACGGCCACCTATCAGGACATTGCAACGTCGATTGCCAAGGGCGCGCTAAGCAATTCCGCAGAATCGGCTTCGAGCAAGAAAACCGCCGAGGAATACCTGAAAGGCTTGGGAATCCCTGGGTTCGCCTCGGGCGGCGTGTTCGGCGGCGGCCTGCGGATTGTTGGTGAGCGTGGACCGGAACTGGAGGTTACCGGCCCGTCGCGCATCTACAACGCAAGCCAGACGGCAGCGATGATGGGTGGCGGCGGAGCTGAAACAGCTGCCGAGCTTCGCCAGCTGCGCACCGAAATCCACAACGATCTGCGATCCATCGCTAAACACACCATGCAAACAGCCAAGCGCGTCGAGTTTTTGGAGCGCTGGGATTACGACGGTCTGCCGGAGGCGCGCGCAGTATGAAAATCATCCAGCCGGTGAGCGTGCTGCCGGAAATGCTGGACGCTGCGGCGTTCAACTTGACGCCTGACGGCCAGCCGCTCGAAGTGCCGACCGCCACCCCGTTTCTCGTCGCCTCCGTGGCAACTAACGTGCCGGAAACCGACTATCCCGCGTGGGATGTCGCGACCGCGTATGTAGTGGGCGACCGCGTGATGCGCAGCCACCGCAACTACGAGGCGCTAATCGACAACACGGGCAAGTCGCCCGAGACAGCCACTAGCCCGGCGACCTGGCTCGATATCGGCCCGACGAACAGGTGGGCCATGTTCGACGAGCTAATCGGCACCTACACCGAAAACCCGGAAAGCATAGAGCTGAGCATGGCGCTCGGCGCGGGCGTGGATTCCGTCGCGTTCTTCGGCGTGGATGCCGGCTTGGTCACGGTGCGAGTCATCGACCCCTTCCGGGGGATTGTGTTCGAGCGCAGCGATCAGCCGGTCAACACGGACGGCATCGAGAACTGGTTCGACTACTTCACGGCAGTCGTCAAGACGCGCGAGGACTTCATTCTGACGGGCCTCGGCGCAGGTCGCAGCAGCGTGATCGAGGTGAAGATCAGCAAGCCGGGCGGCCTCGCAAAAGTCGGCGCCCTGGTCCTCGGCAAGATGGCAACGCTCGGCGTCTCGCTCTACGGCACAAGCGTCGGGCTCGTGGATTTCTCCCGCAAGGAACGCGATGTGTTCGGCAATTACGTCATCGTCGAGCGGGGCTTCAGCAAGCGCGCGGAGTACGACGTGGCGGTGCAAACCCCCGAGATTTCCCGCGTTCAGCGCCTGCTCGGCCAGTACCGGGCTCGCCCCCTGGTGTGGGTAGGCGAGGCGCAGTACGACAGCACCATCATTTATGGCTACTACAAGGATTTTTCGATTTCCATCAGTAGCCCGTCGATTTCAGACGCGACAATTACAGTTGAGGGGCTCAATTAATGGCCGCACCCACTATCACGCAGCTACTCACGCCGCCGAACATGCAGAACGACGCCGGCAACTTCACCGAAAAGGCCGACGCCTTCCTCGGCGCGCTGCCGGTTTTCGGCTCAGAGATGAATGCCGCCGCGCAGTTCGTCGACCAGCAATCCGCAGCAGCAGAATCGGCCCGCGTAGCCGCCGCGAATAGCGCCACGGCAGCAGCCAGCAGCGCCACATCAGCCGGCGCAAGCGCCACCACTGCAACCCAGCAGCGGCAGCAGGCCGAGATTGCCGCAGCCGCCGCGCGCTCGGCTGTAGGCATGCCCTCGCTAACCGGAAACGGCAGCAAGCGCCTCGCGGTCAATGCAGCCGGTACTGGCGTGGAATGGGCGGCAGGCGGCCGGCAGGACGTGTTCACCACTTCCGGCACATTCGTGAAAGAGGCGGACGACACCGCCTACATCATCGAGCTATGGGGCGGCGGCGCATCGGGCGCATGCAATACATCCAGTGGCTACGCAGGCGGCGGCTCGGGCGGCGAGTATGTACGCGCGGTGCTGCCAGCCCCAGCTGTGCCTGCAAGCGTCGCGGTCACGGTCGGCAATGGCGGGGCTTCAGTCGCAGCAAACGGCCGCGGCGACCCAGGCGGCGCGACCAGCTTCGGCGAGCTGCTATCGGCCCTCGGCGGCAATCCCGGCCAGTACAACAATGCCATGATCGCAGCCATTCCGCGCGCTTCGACGGTCTCGCTGTCGTCCTCGCTGCTTTCGTACCTGCAAGCCCTGCCCGCGACCCAGGCCGGATTTGGCAGCTACGGCACAACCGTGCCGGGTGGCTCCTGCGTAGACGGCGGGGCAGGCGGTGGCGGCGCATACAGCACATCCCAAGGCGGCGGCGGCACATCGGCACGCGCAGGCAAGGGCGGCGACGGCAACGGCGCGCTCAACACCCCGGCCCAGGACGGCGGCATTCCCGCTGGCGGCGGCGGCGGCTCATCGCGCGGCGGCTCATCCGGCGCCGGAGGCCGAGGCGAGGCCCGCATCACTCGCATCAAGGCGTAAGCAAACCCAAATACCCAGCCCGCTTCGGCGGGTTTTTTATTGCCCCGAGGAAACCCCATGGCCTATCAATCCGTCCACAGCGGCCCAGCTATCGACGCCGCCGTGACTCAGCTTGCCGATATCCAGATCGTGCGCGATGAGAGCAACGCCAACCTGGCAACCGTGCAAAACCTTGCCGCTCAGGTCGCGACTGACGCCGGCACCGCGTCCACTGCCGCAGCCAGCGCAACCCAAACGCTCAATGACGCAACCGCCGCCATCGCCGCAGCCGATCACGCCCGGCAGGAGCAGATCGACGCCGAGATCGCCATCGTCGCTGATCAGCGCTTCGCTGCCGAGCAGGCCGCAACCGAAGCCGTAGCCGCTGCCGATGCCGCCGTGGTTACCGTGACGCAGGACATGGCCGCCAGCGTGCCGACGCCTAACAAGCTGCCGCTGGCGGACGCGCAGGGCAAGATTGCGAGCGACTGGCTTGGTGCCGATATTGCACGGGCGGCCGATGTTGTGCGCGGCGATGCGCTTTCGGCTGCGGATGGGGCTGGGCTTGTTGGGTTTCAGCAGTCTGGCGCTGGTGCGGTTGCGCGGACGTTGCAGGATAAGGCGCGGGACGTTGTGAGCGTCAAGGATTTCGGGGCAGTTGGGGATGGGGTGACGGATGATACAGCGGCAATTCAGGCGGCGCTCATGTCGCCCCCCACCTCCCTGATCTCGGGCGCTGGTGGCACTGTACAGTTTCCAGTCGGAAGATATTTGATATCCAGCCCGCTAATCGTGCCGTTCGCCGTTAACGTACAGGGTGTTGGCTCTAGGTATTCGACAAAAATTGTCGTGTCCCCTGATTTTTCTGGAGTCTCGGCAATATACGTCAAGAAAAGCATCGGCGAATTCAATCAGTCCGATATTTGTGATATTGGCATTGAGTGCAATAACGTATCAGGCGTTGGCGGAATACTGTACGAAAGCGCGTACAATAACGTGACACTCAAAGACCTTTATATTTACGAAGTTAGTCCTGACGCAACAGGCCTATCAATTGGTGTTGCCGACACTGGGGTTACGGTTTGCGAAAGCCTGCTTCTACAGAATATTTACGTTGTCAATACTATCGGGCTGAGTGGCGTTACAGCACCTCGCCCGCTAATCAAGCTGGAGCGGCTACAAGAATCCACCTTGATTAATGTTAAAGCTCTCGGCAATGTTAATAGCACGCCTTACCCCGGCTCTGTCGGGATACAGCTAGTAAGCTGCAGAGGGCTAACAGTGGTCAACGGCGCGCCAGCTTTTGTAGACAGAGGCGTCGAGGTGGCTGTAAACGGTCGAGCTTCGTCAGGCATATCATTGTACGGACTGACCTATGAGGCCATTACAAATGAAGCACTTTATGTCAGGGGCAGTGCGGACTATAAAGTAGAGTCAGTTTTTCAACACGCACCGCGATTTCAGCATCCGTTTGCATTAAAGGCTGTCGATGCTGATTACTGCGATATTTGCGAGTTCGATATTGGCTGGCAAGCTGCGAGCTTGGGCGGAAATGCGAAGTCGATTTTGTTGCACGGGAACGGCGGAGGCGTAGTGACCGCCGCGCCGAATGCGCGGTACGGGCTGATTTCACGACCCAACGCGGTCATCAACGAATTTGTGTTCTCGCCAAACGTATCGATAAAATCCGCAAATACCCCGTTTACGCGCTATTCGGTAGATGGGCGATCTGACGGCAGCTACGTCTGGAAATGGTCCGCATCTGCGTCTGTAGACAACGGTTTCGAGTTGATCACAAAGGGCGGAAGGTCTGCGATTAAAGTTGATGACAACGGGGCCGCCGCAAAGATTGGGTTTTACGGCAAATACCCTGTTGTACAGTCAACTCTTCCGGTTGCCGCTACTGACGCTGCATCTACGCAGTCGCTTGTCAACGCGATAAGGTCGGCGCTAATAAATTTGGGTATTGCTGTTTGATTATCGCCATCCGCGCCGCCTCATCAGCTTTCCGGCGCTAAACGATACAAGACCCCGCCAAGTGCGGGGTTTTCTTTGCCTGGAGAAAAGTATGACCCTCGGATCAAAGCAGCGGCAGTTCGCCCGCATGATCGGCCAGCTGATCGAATTCGCCTATGCCAGCGGCTATGAGCTGACCTTTGGCGATGCCTACCGTGACCCGCGCGTGCATGGCGCTGTAGGCGAGAAGAAGTCCTACAGCTCGGCTGTTTCGCTGCACAAAGAGCGGCTGGCTGTCGATTTCAACCTGTTCAAGGACGGCAAGTACATGACCGCAAGCGAGGACTACCGGGAGCTGGGCGAGTTTTGGGAGTCCATCGGCGGCGCTTGGGGCGGAAGATTCTCATCGCCGGACGGAAATCACTTCTCTATCTCACATAACGGCCGGGCGTGATATCTCATGTGCTCCGCATGATTGGCGCAGACCAATAGGTTATCTGGCGTGTTGTTCTGTTTGTCATGGTCCTTATGGTGAACCTCTTCTTCGCCAATTAGTGCCCGCCCAATCATAGCCTCCGCAACAACGATATGTTCGAAGACGTATCCCTTTCCATCCGCCCTTGGGTGGCTTGGGATTAGCAGCTTTCGATAGCCCTTCTTAATAATGAAGGGCTTCTTTCTGTCTGCGGCGCTACAAGCCATCGAGCAATACTTTGGCGACTTATGGTGAGCGATGAACAGCACTTCGCATCGGGCGCACTTGTGCGGCGTTGAAGTTGTGTGGGCCGTTGGCTTTTTTGGCGGGGTGTATGCGAGCTGTAGGTAGTGCTTCCGGCAAAAGCCTTTCGCGAAGTGATCCGTCTCGCACCCGTCGACAGAGCATGCCAGCGTCTCCCTAGCCTGCTTCCCCTGATCCTCAAACTTCCTGCCTCGCTGCCATAGCCCGTAGCACGTCGAATCACAAAACGGACGAATCGTCTTTGGGTTTACGTGCTTCTCGATTGCTGAGCCGCAATGCGTGCAATTCCTTTTCATATAACCGCCAATCGCTTAGATGATGGAAACCACTATACGCTCATTTAGAGAGATAAATATGCCTATTCATGCATGGAAAAGATTCAACGACGGCAACCATTTTTCGCTTGAGCATGGGGGCCGGAAATGATGCGCCTGATCATTGCCGCCTGCCTGCTGCTCACCCTGCAAGGCTGCACTGTCATCCAGTCCGCCCAATATGCCGTCGCCCGGTACTGCATGCTGCCCGAGCCGGCCCGTAGCGCCAACCGTGAGGCTGTCGCGCTGGCAATGGCGCCGAACCGCATCAACATCCAATGTGCCGGGGTGGACGATGAGTAAGCCATGGTTCTCCGGCGCGCTGGACTTGCGGGCCTACAAGCCCGGCGAGTGGGTGCTGCTTGAGCCGTTCCGGTATCACGCTCGGGACGGCCGTGAGTTCACCGTGCCGCGCTGGTTCATCACCGATCTGGCGTCGATACCTTGGCTGGTTGACCCGCTGTTTGACAGCCTGGATCACCGGGCCGCTGGTGTGGTGCACGACTGGCTTTATGCATCCCAGCAGGTTAGCCGCGCCGAAGCCGACGAGTTGTTCCGCGAGATGCTGGAAACCCTCGGCGTCGGAGTCATCAAGCGCAACCTGATGTACTCCGGTTTGCGAGTGGGCGGCTGGTATCGGTACAACCAGTGCAAAGGCGGGCCAAAGTCCGAGGATTTCGCCTGGGAGTTCATGTCCTCGGCCGAGCGTGAGGCGTACCGGATCAGGTTTATCGAGAAGGGGGATTGGGTTGCCCGGACGGGCTGAGAGGGGAAACAAAAAAGGCTGCTGAAATGTTGCTGAAACCGGGACTAACCGGGACATATTTTCAGCAACTTTCAGCAACCTTTTCTGCTGTAGCCCAGTGTTTCCGGGCCTTATTTGGTGGAGCCGGGGGGATTTGAACCCCCGTCCGCCAGTTCTCCACTGTCGGTACTACATGCTTAGCCCGATCTATTGAGTTAACCCATTGCGGCCCGATGGGCAGGGCGCTTTGGGCGAGCTGTATGAGATTTAACCGCTACGTCTACAGCGAACTTCGCGGCGATCCTGTTCTATCTGACGGTCACTTCGGGTTTACAGGCATCCCCTGGTGACCGCTGGAGCCGAAGCTACCAGAGAAGGTTAAGCGGCGAGCGCGTACCCTTCGTAGTTGTCGTCGTTGGCAACTATAAGTTTGCAACAGTTTATTTACGAGTTCTGTTACCAACTCGGCATGCACCTAGAGCTTTGTTACCGGCGTCGAATCCTAATCGGCCCCAAAACTGCTGGTATTTTCACCACGACGCGCAGTGTAAGCCAATGTGCGCGTCACGTCGAATCGGGAAAGGTAATACCCGACTCCATTCGTCGGATATTGTGGGGAAGCAGAAAGGCCAACGGGGCCGTTGGCCTTGCCCAGCCGCCTCAGTTGCTGGAGCCGGAGGAGCTGCCAGCGGTGCCTTGGCTGTCGCTGCTGCCGGGGCCTTCGAGCAGCTGCAGGGCTTTGGTGGTGTGGGTGATGCAGCCTTCGGTATCGCCCGAGGACTGGGCCTGCTTGGCTTGCGCGATCAGGTCCTCGACCTCGCTCTTGGCGGGGTCACCCAGGGTGTTGGAGTTGGTCGCCATGTTGCTGTCGACCTGGGTCATGTTGATCTCGCAGAGGTCCTTGTCCTGGGCGAACACGGCCGGGCTGGCGAGCAGAACAGCGGTTGCAGCTAGAGCGAACGGTTTCATCGGTGAGTCCTCCATGCATTTCGTTAACCGGCGGGGTACCGCAATGCGGCGCCCTTGACCGGGCGGGATGGAGCCCTCGCTTGCCGGGCTCTATATGTCCGACTGCAACGGGCGAAGAGCGTTTCATCGACGAATTTCGTCGATCTGGCGTGCAGGTTCAGGGCAAGGTCGGGGCCCTGGGGCGGCTGACCCGGTCCACCAGGTAGACCAGGCCGTGGTAATCGATGCCGCCGTGCTGGCTGAGGCCGATCTCGCAGGTGCGGCTGGTGGAGATGCCTTCCTCGCAGGTCTGTACCGCGTCCCTCAGGCTGCGCAGCGAGTGGGCGTTGAGTTCCGGCGTGGTGAAGCCTTTGTCGCCAGCGAAGCCGCAGCAGTGGATGCCTTCCGGAATGACCACCTCGTTTGCGCAGCGGCGGGCGATATCGATCAGCGCCTGCGCCTCGCCCAGATGCTGGGTGCTGCACGTGACATGCACGGCGATCGGCTTGTCCTGCGGGACGAAGTCCAGCTTGTCGAGCAGATGCGTGCGGATGAAGCGCACCGGGTCGTACATGTCGAGGCGCTGATCGGTCAGGCCCTGCACGAGGCGCAGGGTGCAGGGGCTGGTGTCGCAGTAGATCGGGTCGAGCCCGCCGCGACTGGCCTTGAGCAGCGCGTCGAGCATTTCCTGGCGCTTGCGTTCGCCCTGTTCAGCATAGCCCTTGGAGGCGAACGGCTGGCCACAGCACAGGT